GGAATCGTTGCTACGAGGGGTATTTAACATAGTTCATTATATCCTCATAAACCGCAACATACCTCAATTTTACGATGTTTCACATGAAATCTTAATTTTATATAATTCGTTATATATTCACATAAATAAACAAAAAATGGTACACTATTGGTACATGAATGGTACATGGAAAAACCTTATGCATGGCAATAATTAGAGAAGAACTTGGAAATGTTCTTCTCTTTTTTTATGCCACAATTTAGGCATAAGGAGATGATGTTATGTTTGACGATGAAGTAAGAGAACAAATATTTGCAAAAAGTGAGTTACAAAAAATCGACCTAATGACATTATCCCTTGTCATTAAAGCAATCGAAGAGGTCTTGGAGGAAAGAGAAAATGAACATGCCGTATCAGCAACCAATGATGAATTATACACCTAATTATGGAGCATATCAGTACAACCCAATGGCGAGCTATCAGAGATATCAACAGCCCGAACCGACACAAGGCATAAGTGGCAGAGTAGTACAGGCAGTTGAGACTATTAATCCCAACGAGGTGCCAATGGATGGCAGTGTAGCATTTTTTCCAAAACAGGATTTAACGGAGATATATGCTAAGAGCTGGAATGCTGACGGAACAATACGCACATTGACTTTTAAACCGGCTCTAAATGGTAAGACAGACATTTTATCGGGTGACACGGAAAAGCTTGAATTTGACCTATCAGAGAAAGCCACAGAGGGTATCATGGCAAAGCTCAACGAACTATCTGAGAAAATTGAGCAATTATCTTTAGGAGCACAAAGAAAAACTTCACGAACACAAAACAAGGAGAGTGAAAAAGCATGAATGTAATGGGAATAATGCAACAGATAATGAACAATAATCGTGTAATGGGAAACCCAATGATTAAGAATGCAATGAGCATGGCTCAAAGCGGAAACAGCAAGGGAATCGAACAAATGGCAAGGAACCTATGCAAAGAAAAAGGCATTAATCCTGATGATGTAATGAAGCAGATTAAAGGTAATTTTGGGATATAGCATATGAGAGAACGTGCGCGCGGCTCTTTATGAAATAAATTTTGGAGGTAAAACAGATGTTCAACACAGGAAATTGTCCAAGCGTACCCATCGTGGCGAATTTGGACGGAAACAACGGAAATAACTGGAATGACGGCTCATGGCTTTGGTTCCTTATCGTAGTATTTGCGATATTTGGGGGCTGGGGCAACGGCTTTGGTGGTTTCGGTGGCACTAATGGCGGTGTCGGAAGCGAAATTCAGAGAGGCTTTGACAATCAGACAGTTGTCAGCAAGTTAGATGGCATTTCTAACGGACTTTGTGACGGATTTTATGCTATGAACAACAGTATGCTTACAGGCTTTAATGGTATCAACACAAATATCATGCAGACAGGCTATGGCATACAACAGGCGGTAAACGCTGATACAGTTGCTAATATGCAGAATACCAATGCTTTACAGTCACAGCTTGCTAACTGCTGCTGCGAGACAAGAGAAGCAATTCAAGGTGTAAACTACAACATGGCAACTAACACTTGTGCTTTACAAAACACAATGAACAATAATACAAGAGATATTATTGACAGCCAGCAGGCAGGGACGAGGGCCATCCTTGATTTCCTGACAAACGACAAGATTGCAACCTTACAGGCAGAGAATAACGATTTGAGAAGAGCAGCTTCACAGGATAGACAGAACGCACTTCTGACTACTACAATGGCAGCACAAACAAATCAGATTATTGATGCAGTAAGACCTACACCGGTTCCATCGTTCCCAGCTTCTAACCTTTATGGTTATGCATATGGCTGCGGTTGCAATACCGGCTGTAATTGCTAAAACTGAATAATTGAGTATCTTAATTGAGTTTAACTCAATCTAAACTGATTAAAAACCATTTTTAGTCGAGGTTTAGTCCAAGTTTAGTCGAGAGTTAGTCGAGATTATGTCTGCTAAGCAGTATTACTTATAACCCAAGGGCAGACTATAATGTTTGCCCTTATTTTGTGAAAGAGAGGATTTTATTATGGCTGAATTTTCAAATGTTGCAACACAGACAGTTGCAGTAAACGGAAATGTATTATTTACAGATGCGCCAACGTCTGTATGCAATAAAGGATATATTTCACACAGAACAGGAAGCGGATTAATTAACCTTAAAGGCGCTACCAATACTTGTAAAGCAAAGTACAGAGTAGAATTTAACGGAAATATTGCAGTTCCTACAGGCGGAACCGCAGGAGCAATTTCATTAGCTATTGCTGTCGAGGGCGAGCCAGACTTATCTACACTGGCAATCTCTACACCAACAGCAGTTGAAGCATTTAACAATGTGTCTATGGCAACAGATGTATGGCTTCCTTGCGGTTGCTGCCAGGCAATTTCTGTCAAGAACACATCTACACAGGCTATCAGTGTTGCTAATGCCAACATTACAGTAAATCGTGTTGGATAGGCTTGTTTGAAATGTATGCAATAAGTGCATTATCAACGATTTTGCTGATTGGTATTAGAGTTTGCTTAGAGTACTCTTTCAATTGCTTTTCAACCTCTTTGTCAAGAGTTGTAGAAAAACGAATGCGGTTTTTAAGTTCATCTTTCGGCATATTTGCACCACCTTTCATAAATTTAATTAAGTTTAACACAATTTCTTGTTGAATACAAGGAAATAATCTGATATAATTTAATTAATATTAAATAAACTTAATTAAGGAAAGCGAGGTAAAGTTATGCCATTTGCTAAAGGACATCATCTTAATCCCGGTAAATATGTGGCTGGGTATGAAGACGAATTTGTCACAATCAAAAAAAAGAATTGAAGACACATTTAGACCAAGCGGAGAGACTGTGAGAAACTATATTTGCATATGCAAAGAATGTGGTAAAGAGTTTCCAGCGTCTCACACTATGATAAGAGACCACCTCGCAACTTTTTGTAAAGAATGTAAAAAAGAAAGAAGAAATGAAAAGAAAAATAAATATTATGGTACAAGAATTTATTCAATTTGGAGAAGTATGTTGAATAGATGTTATTGGAAAAAACATAAACATTATAATAATTACGGCGGCAGAGGTATAGCGGTATGTGACGAATGGAGATTTAGCTCTACTGCTTTTGGAGATTGGGCACTAAGCAATGGATATGCGGACAATTTATCAATAGACCGAATTGATAATGATGGAAACTACTGCCCCGAAAATTGCAGATGGGCTACTTGGAAAACACAAATGGAAAATAGACGACCTTTCAGCCACAACATCAGTAGCCAAAAGACTAATAGCAAGAGAAGCCAAAATGCACTTATTGAAATAAATGGTATTATAAAAACAAGGAATGAATGGTGTGATTTTTACGGTATTTCAAGAAAAACCGTAGATAAAAGAATTTATGAATTAAAATGGGATGTTGTAGAAGCTATTACAACGCCTCCTAGAAAGAGAGGAAAATAAATTGCATATTGAGAGAATACACAAAATGGTTGAGTGCCTTACCGAAAAGACACTATCTGAACTTGACAAGGGCATTGAAAATGTAAATGTTGAAGAAATGTCAGAAGCTGTGGATATGATTAAGGATTTATGCGAAGCTGAATATCGTGCAGTTATCGTTAAGTCTATGAAAAAGGCTGATGAAGAGGAAGAAGAGTACGACAAAGAACTCCTAAGAAGTCTTAAGGCAGAATATGGTGAAGAAAGTGGCAGAAGATATTACGACCAATATCGCTATGCAAATGGCAGATTTGCCCCTAAAGGTCGCGGAACACGTAGAGGATATGAGGAACCGCCTTATTATCACATGCCGGTAAACTACAACGACATGGAGTATATGCGCGACATGGATAAGAGCCAAGGTAAGATGTACTACTCTGAACCAATTGCACCACATGTGAGTGAAAGCAATTATGACAGGGCAAAGAGACATTATACCGAGACAAAAGAAATGCACAAAGGAGCCTCTACAGAGGACAAAGAGCATAAAATGAAAGCCCTTGACATGTATATCCGTGAATTGAGTGGAGATATATCGGAGCTTTTAAACGACATGACACCTGATGAACGCAACCTTTTGCGCACCAAGATGAGCAATCTTGCATCAAAACTGTAATTATTAAGGCTATGGGTAGTAATGCTCATAGCCATTTTTAGAGGGCATAAGCATGGATATAAGAGTTAATGATATATTGTGGCGCATACAATTCAAAAAGCCCACATCGAGCGAATTAAAGCGGTCTGACGGCACAATAAGTTTGGGAGTAACCGACAACACAACCAAGACAATAACGATAGCTGATAATGTGTCTGATTACATGGCCGACAAGATACTATGCCACGAGCTGGTGCATGTGTACTCGTTCTCATACGGCTGTGACATTGACATAGAGACAGAGGAAATAATCGCAGACTTTATGAGCTTGTACGGACGGAATATTGTATACACGGCTGACAGAATATTTGATTTATTGGAGCAAAAATATGGATAAAATAGACAGACTATTAGAATACATACACCGGACTAATCCGGAAATGACGCGGCAGAAATTGATTGAAGAACTAGGAGAGAGTGACTACAGTGCCAAGAGCTTATATTTTATTTTCGATACAATCAATTAGATAGCTATTAAGGCTAGAAAAACCATTGTCTTTTGCCTTTTGCCTCCATTCTTCCTTTTTGCCTTTTTTTGCCATAATAGTTATTCTATCGTAATTTTTTTCATTCCAACGATTTTTAACTTGCGATGATGTTTTTGACATAATTTTCACCTTTTTTATTTTTAATAGTACTACTTGTATAAGTATGTTTCAATACTTTATAAAGTATGCTATTATATTTTATAAGAAAGGTGGCATCAATATGGGTAGCTCAAATACTATAGGCGGTTTGCATTATGAAATGATGAGAAGATGTTATAACCCTAAAAGCATTGCGTTTAAGCAGTACGGAGCTAAGGGCATAAGAGTGTGTAAGGAATGGCATGATAAAGAAAATTTTAAAAAATGGTGTGAAGAAAATGGTTATATCAAAGGAATCAGGATTGACAGATTGGATTCAGAAAAAGATTATTGCCCAGAAAATTGTACACTAGGATACAAAAGCACAAGAAAGCAAGAATCAGAGCCTTTTCACAAAAGGAAAAAAAGAAAAATTGCACAGTTAAAAAAGGAACAGGGAATATATAAAAAATGCACAAAAGATAGGCTTTATAAGATTTGGCTAGATATGCGAGACAGGTGCTTTAATCCTAATAATATTTACTATTCGTATTATGGCGGCAGAGGAATAATCGTATGCAACGAATGGTTGGGAAGATGCGGATACATAAATTTTTATAAATGGGCAAAGGAAAATGGCTATTCATTAAATTTAACTATTGATAGGATAGACTCAAGCGGAAATTACGAGCCTTCAAATTGTCGATGGGCAACAATGAAACAGCAAGGAAGAAACAAAAGAAATAACAGACTTATCATGTATAAAGGTTCTGAAATAACAATAGCAGAAGCAAGCGAAAGACTTGATATACCATATTCTTATATTTACTACAGAATAATTAAAGGGAAAAGTCTTGATGAAATTATTGAGATGTATAAACTTTCAAAAATATCCTAAAAAATTTTGATACCCCCGTGCCTTTGGGTTTTTCGATTTCAAAAATCCGTTCGCAAAATTTTACAAAAACTTGTCGAGAACTTGCAAAGAACTCGCACTGCACTTTAATTGAGTGAAGTTTTCTGAAAATTCAAACATTTTCCATGAGTTGGTGCGCCTGACTTGTAACAACTCGCACCCGGCACGGCTTGACGGCTCGAACCTCTACAGCAATATTATAAAGCATTGCAAAGGGCTTGTTTTACGGCTTATTTTAGCACGCTTGATAAAATCCACGTTAGCACGCTCAAAAGCCCTTAAAACGTCAAATACACGGCTTTAAATGTGTATATCATAAAATCATAGAATATTTTTGTTAATTTGTCAATGTACTACAGCACCCGGACTTATAGCCGGACAACTTGCGACAGCTCGATAGCACGTCAAAAAGGGATATAAAAATATCCCTAGTGGTAACACGTGATATATTTTCCGACCACGTAGTCACAAAATAACGTGACCGGGTGAACGTGTGCGCGCTTTTCTACGACTTGCAACCATTCACCACCCCTTTGAACTGTGATTTTTAACTCGTGCGACTCCATCCATTCTATACAATCGTACTTGATATAACTAAAGTCACTTATTTTCGGCATTTCATAGCCTAGCGCATGAACGCGCTTATATATTTCTTTTTTCCCTAAATACTCATAATTAGACATAATACGCCCCCCTATCTATAACAAGCCTTAATTATTGGACTTATATAGTTTTTATGCTGTAGATAATTGGAGAAAGCCGTCCGGCGGTATTCCTTGCCACTAATAAGCGTGGTAATATCGTTACACGTTCCCGACTCTGCGACAGTTCTAAAAATATTTGTTATCGCTTTGCGTGTGGCGCGCTCGCTTGCTTGATATTCCGGCGCGCTTTGATATTTGCCGTTGTAGCGTGCTCTTATTTCACGTTCTACAGCGTCAAGCGTGGTTAGTTCGTTATCGTTCATCCATCAACCCCCTTTTCTATTCGTGCATGGTTTATAAGTTACTTTTTTGACTCTTTCGCGGTCATGCGTGCGTTAATCTGTTGTTATAGGTGCAATAACGCAAATCACCTATATATGTATGCAAAATGTTTATAGTGTGCTGCATATCTTACACACTTTAGCATGTCTAACGCTCGTTGCTCTGCGCTTGCTATTCCCCACGTTTATTAATCGCTCCACTTGTCGCAAGTTCAAATACCGCACCGATACGGCTTTACATTATCCGCGAATGCCTGTATATATGCACTTATGACCACAAAAGCCGGTAGCCCTCAAACGCTCAAAACGTTAATATATGCACTTATAACCGCTTTTAATTGGTAGCCCTCAACAGATTAATATAAAGCCTGAAAAGCCTTATATATAAAGCTAATAGCCGGAATCGAACCGGCTAGAATACACCTTGTTAATTTGTACCGCTATTAGCTTGCGAATTATTCCAATATCATCCCTTATTGTTCAATGATTTCAAAGCATTTTTGTATCTCTTCTAGGCTGTGACAGCATTCCCCACCGGGATAACGATATATAGCCATATAATCACCACCACCTAGAGGTTGCATATCTTTCAAATATGCTCTATATCCTCCATTCCCTTTTATAATTTTGGGATATCCGTCTTTTATCATTTTCTCAATTCTTGTCATTTTCTTATTTCTCCTAATTAAATAAAAATTAAGTCGATAGTATCAGTTGAGTTATGCGACTTTTTGTTGAAATATGTAACTTACTAATTGCAATTTAATAAAAAAATAAAAATAAACCACCATACCCAATAACAAGGCATGACACAAAAAGCCCGAAAGCCTTTAAAAGCTCGATAAAATCTCTCATATTGTGCCCCCCTAGCAATAACAAAAATCACCTTGTAAACCGGTTGTAATAATCATTTTCCCATCCTTACGGCGGTAAACTACACCGCAGCCACCATCACGTAAAGACCATACAAGCCAGCCAGCCGGAGTTATTTTTTCATGCTTCTTATAATCATAAAAAGCATAATGCGGTTTTATTCCGCTTTTTTCCTGTTCAAGTGCATTGTTTATAATTTCATTGTCCGTTAATAGCAACGCTTTTCCGTTTTTCTGCCGTCCGCAATATCTCATATATTTACACCTATTTAATATAAAGCCGGTGAACTTGCACCGGCTTAAATGTTAATTACTCGTTGTCATCGCCAAAATCTAGTTCGTTGTTTTGCTCCATGCTGTCGAGTACTTCACTAATTGCACTTGATAACAAGTTACATCTAATTGTTACATCGCACCATTCAAAATCCTCATCGAGAAACTTCTCACCAATGATATTTTTGTCAATTCCTAAATTTTCAACAGCATCGTTGAGCTCATCTATATTGTCGATAACATAGTCTCTAGCTGTTAAGCGGTTCATAGTATAACTACCGCTCGCGTTGCCGGTTACGCTGTCGCAAGTCCATAACTCATCATTTAAGTAGTTCTCCAGCTCGTCACGGTCTGAAAAATCAGAAATTGTTATTTCATCGTCGATATAATTTTTTACATCCTCTTTGATTGCTAATAAATAGCAGTATTCCATGTTTACACCTTTTCCCACGTATGTTATAATATACGCGCCTTTCATATTATTTTGTTTGGTGCTCATCGTGTAACTTTGGACGGCTGCGCGATGAGCTTTTTTATTTTGTTCCTTGCCCTTCGACTCGACATTATAATAGCATTGTATTTATGTAATGTCAATACATAAATTAAAAAATATTGCAATAAAATTTAATTACATTAATGCAATAGTAAAATCAATAATAAATGAATTAATGCATATAATAAGAAATAACTATTATTATTTATATTATGTAATGAATTATTATTGACATAATAATTTAATTATTATATATTTATGTATAGCAATATTATTTATAGTATTATTGCCAGTGATTATTGATATTATTAATTTATATAATGAGGTGTAAAAAATGGATGAAAAGAAAATAATAGAAAACTACAAGAAGCGTATACAAAAGCAAAATGACAGAATAAGAGAGAGCTACGACAGAATAAGCGTTACTTTGCCAAAGGGCACGAAAGACCGAATACAGGCGCAAGGGCTGACAATTAATGGTTTTGTAAATCAATTAGTATTGGAAAAGCTGGACGAGCTGGAAAACAATAACAATAACAATGAGTGCCCATTTTAAAAATTATTGCAATTATGTATTGCATTTATGTATTTAATATGTTAATATAATGTCGTAGCAAAGAAACAGTTTAACTAGCGAGGTGGAAAAATGAGAATAACACAAGAAAAAATGGACGCTATAGCCGTTCTAATGGATGATGAGACACGAGAAAAGGTTCACCACGAATTGGCACCATGCGAGCCGATAGAGTTTTTAAAACGCTATTGTGAATTAGAGCCAAGCTTTGAAGCAGTGCTAAAAGACGAATTTAGTATTGAAATTTAAAAATTAAATATTGTTTTTCAAAAAGTCGGTTTTTGTGACCGGCTTTTATTTTATATATAATTAATATATATGTGTGTGATGTGGTATATATTAATCAATACAGTTATTGTTATATATCCAATAATTCTATATATTGACAAAATAAGTATATTTGATTATTATTATTTTAATTAAATTAATAAGCAGATGCCGGTTAGCCTGTGCCACTTGGAATTGTTCCAGGTGGTGCGGGCTTTTTTATTTTATGATTTTGAGGTGCTAAAATGGAAAAAATTAAAGGAAATATAACTAAACATTTAATTGCCGATTTTGGCACTTTTCAGCTTTACCGCGAGGACTTCGAGAGGGCTATAGAACAGGCTTGCCAGGAGTTACAAATTGATGATTTGAAAAGCGAGGGGCAAAGACCTTGGAAAGCTGTTTGTAAAAGAGTCGGAGAGATTATATTCAATGACAATAGTATTTTAAAGGATAAACAATTATATGATAATCCATATATACCTACTAACTACAATAGATATAATTATAATATATTAAACTGTATATGTGATGAGTATATATATTTTAGTGATATATATAATAAACTATGTAGTACTGTGGCATTTAGTAGTTGGTGCAATATAGATTGTGGCGTTATAGATAATTGGAGACTAAACAAAGAATCAAGCCCTATCAGTTACGAGATTTGGAAAAAATTGCAAGGAATCCGTAAAGATTGTATCAAGGATAGAGCATACGACAATAAATCCCCTGTCGGTGCTATGTTCGTTGGCAATAATGAGTTTGGCATGAATCAGCCGGGAATCGGCTACGAAGCTACACAAGCGAGAGCTTTAAGCGCCAACGAATTACCACAGTTAGGCGGTGCAAATAGTCAGAATATTAAAGCATTATCAGGTGATAACATGGTTGATAATGCCAAGTAATTGTATATACAATACATACAATTCTAATCCCTTGATTTATAAGGCTTTGAGGGCTATCGAATTATTGCAACTATGCACAAAACAGTTGTTTAGCGAAGAGTTGAAAGAGTATAGATGAATTGTACATGCAATAGATACAATTTAAATGCTTGATTGTTTGAGGTCTGAACGGCTGCGCATTGGGTGCCCTGGGGGTGTATATGAAAAGCGGAAAATCGCCCCGCTTAGCCCCCAAAATATCCGCCAAAACAAAAAGGCCTTTACCCATACCTCAATCGTACCAAGCAGTATTTATTATTATAACATAAGTTATATATTAATTAAACAACATACACAATAATAATATATATACATACAACTATGATTAAATATTAGTTATATATAATATATAACAGTAAAGGAGCTAACGGAGATGAAATTAACAGGATTTGAGTCTAATAAAATTAATTCCGATATGGTAAATCACCCTAGCCACTATAACTTGCCTGACCGTAAAGCGTGTATTGATGAAATGATTGACATTTACGGGCTTAAGGATGTGGCTAAATGGTGTGAGATTACTGCATACAAGTATAAATATCGTGCCGGGCATAAAGGTTCTGCAACTGAGGATATGAGCAAGGCAGCATGGTACACAGTTAAGGCTTGCGAGCTTAAATCTAAGCGCAGATGGGAGACTTTCAGTAAGATTGCTGATAGATACTTGCCAATATTCATTAAAGACATTTTTACATGGATTATGTTATTCTGTATGCTTCATGCGATACTCTTTTCCGACCCATGCTCAATGGTTGTTTCAATAGTGTTTTTGGCTCTTGCGTGCATAACCGAGTCAATATTGAAAGAAAATGAGGTGTAAATCATGTTTGTATTAAAAATCGCAACAACAGTATGGCTAGCATTAATTGCTTTTGGAATGGCAAACGCCACATTAAACGAAAAAGCGGCAGTTGGCACAAGATTTCTTGGTATTGCTATAATGTTCGGTCAGATACTTGCCATAGCTTTCATGTGGCAATAGATATAGGGCATTCGCCAAGCGGTAAGGCACGGGATTTTGATTCCCGCATTCGTTGGTTCAAATCCAACATGCCCTGTTCGGGGTTTACTTGGTTCCCCGACATTGGACTTAGTAGTTCCTTTCACCCTCATAGTGGAAAGCTGTTAAGAGCCGTCACAAGGCTCGTGAGGGTTTAATCGTGTATAATCCCACAATGCACGAGCGTGGAAACCAACCTGTCGTAAAGACATCTGTAATAGGCAGAGTAGACATATATACCCCCTTTAATTAATTGTTAAACTAGGGCAACTCAAATCAGTGAGTCTTAGGTGAGGTGCAATCCCTCACATGTCCTTTGCTGTAGGTTTCGTTAGTTCTTTTCCTACAGCACATACAAATTTATATCTCCGGAGGGTGTTGCCACTCCTTAGACTTCACCCTCATTATTGGCTTGTAGTTCAACAGGTAGAACGCTTGACTGTTAATCAAGTAGTTGTAGGTTCGAGTCCTACCAAGCCAGCTTGCAGATATTTCTGCAAATAGGGGTTCTGCTTTTCCCCTTTGTTGAATTTTTTCATGCAGAGGCAAAACTAGCCTAATTAGTTTTGCCTTACTATCGGCATGTAGCTCAGTGGTAGAGCAGTCGGCTATTAGCTGATTTGTCGTGGGTTCGATTCCTAACCTTGCCGATTGGTGATGTTGCCAGTACACCCCTAGTGCGTTTATTAGAGAAATGCAGGTACCAATTAATATTCCAGATAAACTTAGTACAGGGAACTGGATTGAGCCGCTTGCGGCTGACTAAAAAATCCTTGGGTGAGTGGAAACCAAGTAAAAAAACACTCGCTTGCCGATATGGGATAATGGTATTCCAGTAGCTTGCTAAGCTATCCAACAGAAATGTTGTTCGTGTTCGATTCACGATGTCGGCGCTAACTTACGACAGGCCATAAGAGTCAGCCGTAAGCGGTATAAAAAGTCCGTAGAAGCTGTACAAAGGTAGCGACAAAAGCAGTTTCAATATAGCAGTCACGCTACGGCTGTTATATTTTGCAGATATGGTGTAATGGTATCACAGGAGATTGCTAATCTCTCTAACGAGTAAAATCGTTATCAAGGTTCGAGTCCTTGTATCTGCGCTGGTCGGGGGACACCGACTGTTGATGTGTATACAAAAGGGTAAGTAGCGGATGGCTAGGAGACAGGCATATGGATTAAAAACATTTGGGTTTTGCCTATGGGTTCGATTCCCTCCAACGTAAAGAGTGCACGCTTTATGTGTGGTTCAAATCCACACCACATCAATTTCTTATCTCCACTTAGTCGGATACTACTGCAATAGTTCCGGTCGATGGGAGATGTATGAATAGTAGTTGTATTATCGGAAACAGAAAACTCTTTGCAAAATAGAATTTGCAGATTTGAAATGCATTGGCATGGTTTGGTCTGACGGAGTTCGACTCTCCGTGCAACTATTTACAACAAACTAGGTTAGCTACCGAAAAGCACAAGCCTTAGTGCCTGTTTGTTGTTTTGTTAATAAGGCTATTATCAGAAAGGCAGGTAATAAATATTATGAATTTTGCAGAAAATGAAAATTCAAGAATACTTCCTAATGTTCAAAGCCCTATAATCTATTTTCTTATGGATGGGGATGAGGTTGTTTATGTTGGACAATCTAAAACAGGATTAGCAAGACCATATTCACATAAAGATAAAAAATTCACCAAAATAGCAATTATTAATTGCAAAGAAAGTGAATTGGATGATAAAGAAACAGAATTTATCAAAAAATATAAGCCGAAATATAACAAGAAAGCCGGAAATAGTGATTATTCATACACTAGAATAAAAACAATAATCAAAAGTCAAACGAATATTCGTAACTTTAATGTGTATGATGTAAGAAAACTTGTGACAAAACTTGGATTGAAAACTCATATTTTCAATGGGAGCATTTATATAAACGCAGAAGATTTTGATAAAATGTTTGCTTTTGTAAAAGAAACAAGTAATGGGGTTAAAGATAAAGAAGAATGGAAGAAAAAAGTATTTTAATTTAATTTGGTAAAATCAGTTGCCTAGTGATTGCAACACGAAAAGAGTAACCTACGAACTCCTGACAACTGTTTTTATATGAATCGTAGGGTTATCTATCGTAGGAGGTAAAATATGACAGACGTAAAAATTAAAAAAGCAGTAATTAGAGAAGATTTATTATCGATAACAAACGATTATAGAAAAGCAATTATCCTCAATCAATTCATTTATTGGTCCGAAAGAGTTTCAGATGCCGATAAGTTTATCAAGAAAGAAAATGAGATTGCGAAGAACAACGGAGAAGAAGAAAGAGAGCTTTTCTATGGTTGGATATATAAAACAGCCGAAGAATTAGCCGATGAGGTTATGTTAGGTTTATCTGCAAGTCAGATAAGAAGATATATCAGTGAATTGGTGGATATGGGTTATATCTCAAAGCGAAATAACCCTAAATATAAGTGGGATAGAACATTGCAATATAGAGTAAATCTTGTAAATATTGCAAAAGACCTTAAAAAGAATGGTTATCCATTAAGTGATTATAGAATTGAAATACCGGAAAATGAAAAATTCAATGCGCATGAGTGCGCAATCAATAATGAGCCAATGGAAAATCAAACACAAGTCGGTGACGAAGCAATACCAAAGAATACTAACAGAGATTATTTAAACAGAGATTATGATTCAGAGATTACAAGAGAGGTACATACATCAACTAACATTGATGGAGAGGTACATACATCTGTTTCCGAGAAACAGACGGCAAGAGTCACCCGACAGGATATGCAAGCAAAGAAAGATGATATGCTCTATAGATTCTCTGAAATCTGTGACAACAGTATTGAGAACAAGACAGTCGGAGAAGTAGTCAAAAACGCATTCCGCAGATACATGAACCTGTACGAAACATATTTTTGCAAGGTTCACCCAATCTTGACCGATAAGACACTGACTAATGTATGCCTGTCACTTTCTAATGTGACCGATACGGAGCATAATCACTTTGAGCGGACAGATGTTTACCTAGCAGATGAAACAGGGCTTACTGGGCTTGATAGAATGGTTAATGAGCATTTCAGACGAACACATAGAAGAGAGACTAACTACTCGATAACACATTTTGCTAAAAGCGACTATCTGCTACAGTTGGCACAAGGCATTATTGAGTACTAAACGGAGGTATAAATATGGCAAAAGGAGTTAAGACACGAAATATTGATTCATTCCGAGAGGGATTGATGGAATACGCATACGGCAGATGTTCACAGGCACAAGCAGCAAAGATAGCCGGTATGAGCGTGCCGACATTTAGGAAGTACGCAAATATGCATTTTTTAGGTATTCCATTTCCTGACACACTGTTTAAGGCAAAGGAAGAGTGAGAAGTATGTGTGAATTTTGTTGCAAAATAGGAAAATTGGAAAAAATCAAGCGAGGAGCTTTTAGAGGCGGATATTATCCCGAAAAAAATGAAACACAAATCGTTGAATTTGAAAATGTATTTCATTTATTTTTCGGATGTAGCGACCCCTTTATGTCTGGAATTGAAATCGAAGATATAAAATTTTGCCCTATCTGCGGCAGAAAGCTATGTGATGAAACTGAAACACCCATTGAACATTTCTTAAAATCAGAAATTGAAAGAAGCAAATTACGAATGAATGCTTACGCAGAATGCTTCGATGGGGTTCATGTTGATAATGATACTCGTAAAAAACTTTTGGAAAGTCATATAAGATTTTGTAAAAATGCGCTAAAACAGTGTATGGATGCTTGAAAGTTGGTGAAAGAATGGTTAAAGCATTAATCGACTGCACGGGTGGAAAAAGTATCAGACTATTACTTAATGGGGAACGGGTGCCCGGCATAATTAGACTTGACAAAATAACAAAGTCAGGTAGCAACAATGAAGCAAGAGAAATACAAATTACTATATTGGCAAGTGATTTAAAAATAAAAACTTTTGACGGAAAAGCTGAAAAAATACATCAATTTTGAAAGTTGGCAAAAGAAATGAATGAGACTATTTTATATATTTCAAAATCAGAACAGGATATACAAAGTTTTCTGAAATATTTTCAATCAAAGCTAAAAGCAGAGCAAAAGGAATGTACCCTAGATGAAAAACACAATATTTTAAAAGTACCAAAATATTATGATATTGTCGGAAAGAGCGTTCACGGCACCATGCTTGGTGCGGGCTATGGATATTGCAAATATTATTGTTTTTCAGAAGCGTATGATAGAAACAAATACAGCAGCACAGAAAATGAAAGGCTTAAAGAAATTCTTATGCACACAAGAGAGGGTGCGGAGAGAATATCGGGACTTGATATTTTATGTATGCTAGGGTTGGTTTAATAGGCGGTGGAAGAATGAAACATCAAAAAGAATGGCACACTTGTGACAGGTGCGGAAAAGAAATAATACGCTACGATGAAAAATGTGCATATATCAAAACAAGAGAGGTAAAACCTCTTTACGAAAAAAGCATATGCACAGCCGAAGATTTAGCAAGGGAAGTGTTTCCAATGGCTATATGGAGAGATGATATCCGATACGATTTATGCCCTAAGTGCAGGAAAGAGTTCAAGAGGTTTATGAAAAATGGAGCATGAAAGAAAATGGCGCACTTGTGACAGGTGCGGTGTGGAAATTAAAAAAGGAATACTGTGTGGAAATTCGGTTACAAAGAACGGCATTTTTAATACCACATACGACTTGTGCTATAAATGCATGGAAGAATTTGAGAGGTTTATGAGCAATGAAGAAATCAAGAAGTAAAATAATCATTAAAACAAGAGCTGGCGGTTACACAAAGATTTATGCCAATGGGAAATGGCAGAAGAAAGTATGTGTCATTGATTATCATGCAGAATGCAGTAACAAAGATGGTATAAATGTTACTTGCGAATTTGATAGATTGAAAACTGCTAAAAATGGTTCAGTTATCTACGATGAAGCTAAAAAAGATTTTGCAAAAGAACACATAGTTGCAAGGATTTAAGGAGAGCATTTGAGAAATGAGCATGGCAGAAGTAATTAAATCAATAGAGCGTGAAGCACTTAGAGAAGCACAATCGCATGAAATAAGCGGTAGAAATGGCAAGCCTATAGATTGTTCCACTTTGGAAGATGAACTTGCCATTGAGGCAGATAATGAAGCAGACAGGCAAGCGTTGAGAAATTGTTTTAAGGAGTAAATAGAAATGAAAATGCAAATAATAGCAATGTTTGCGATAGCAGGAGCCACATTTTTATTCTTGGGCGTATATTTTCTAATTGACCATATCATAACAGGAAAAAGGCTCAAAATAAATCAAAAGGCTTGGGATGAATACAGTGCAAATATGGATTTTAATAGAAAGCTTGATGCGTATTTACCTTGGTGCGCAGAACAAAAGATGAAAAACGGATGGAAATTTTATTATTTCCCTAGAATGTAAATACAATTACCGGCCAACAAGTAGAGTTAGTCATTATATTACTTTAAGGAGTGAATACATGGAGTACCAAGGCACAATTAAGGAAATGGAAAAAGGAATAACAAGACTTCGAAAAGAATTAGACGAAGCCAAGTCAGGAATAAAAACATCACAGAACGGGTTACTTATTTGCGATGATACGATGAAAATAGATATTCTTGGAACAGAATACAGAATCGAAACCCACAAAGTATCAGAGGACAGCTACATGGAGGAAAAAGGTCTTGCAGGCTATTGTGAAGAAGAAAACAAGTTGATTGTAGTTGCCGATATGTCCGAAGAAAAATATTTTGTAGGCATGGATGAAAAAGCACAGGAAATATATCGCAAAAAGACCTTAAGACATGAAGTTATGCACGCTTTTCTGAATGAGAGTGGGCTGTCTGATAGTTCAAATCGGTTTGATGGTGCATGGGCGAAGAATGAGGAAATGGTTGACTGGCTTGCAATTCAAGCCCCGAAAATATATAAGACATTTCAGAAATTAAATATTATTTGATACGAGCAGAAAGGAAGAAATTATGAAAAAGAAAATTATAGCAGTCGTATTAGGACTGACATTGTGCTTGGGAATGACCGGATGTGCGTCATGGGACAGAGCGGTAACAGATATGAAAAGTGATGTAAATGGCGGTATGCAAAGAACAATTACTGTATACACGGCAGATGGTAAAGAACTTGCAACATACAAAGGCAAGATTGACATTGATACAAACGATGGCGGATATGTTAAGTTTGATCTTAATGGTAAGAGATATATCTATTATAACTGTTTTGTGGAAAGCATTGCAGATATTGATTAAGTGATATTACCGACTACGGACTAATTGTAGTTGCTGACCTTAGAAAGATAAAGGTTGATAAAACATAGAAAAGGAGACGGAGAGCATGAAAAAGTTATTTGTAAGTGTGCCGATGAAAGGCAGAACAGAGGAAGAAATCAAAGCTAGTATTCAGAAGATGAAAAAGATTGCTGAAATATACGAGGGTGAGGAATTAGAGCTTATCGACAGCTACATTGAGGATAACCCACCTAAAGACAGCAAAGAAGCTGTATGGTATTTAGGTGAGAGTCTTAAGAAGTTGGCACAGGCTGATGTGTTCATTGGAATTGATGAAGCGTATGATTGGAATGGCTGTTATATCGAAAGAGATACAGCGCAAAGATATGGCATTAAAACATACATAGCTCCGGCAAGATGTGTAATTGACGGCTATAATGCACTTGTACAGAAATTACATCCGGTTGTCAATGATGTACTATTCTAACAAAATTTTACCGGCTACAGATTGATTGTAGCCGCTACCCTAAAACAGTTATAGGCAGAGGTCTATAAGCACCTTTGCTGAAAAAGTGGAGGTGCTTTTCTTATGGCTACTCAGAGCCTTATTTCCACAGTAAACGGATATGAAAACTACATAAAGGATAAAGGAATAGACGAGCAAGTAATTAATGCCTATGTAGACGCTTGTAGTGTAGCCATAAATGGCGAGAAAGATATTGAGTATGGACTACAACTCACTAAGAGGGCAAAAGAGCTTATAGAGGACTTCTGCACGGCTAAAACAGGTGGTACGATTTGGGATTTGGAAAAATACGCATTCGACCACAAGACTACATATGAGCTGATAAACAAAAAATATGAGGTTTTGTTACTTGAAGCCCAAAACAAAATAGTTGACAGCTATTTTCAGTACATAGAGAAAAAGCGTGAGCCTAAAGACCGATTTTATATGCCACGTAGGAAACAACTAATCAAAATCGGACTTGTGGACGCACTGCAAGGCATGATTGATGATAAATACGACATATTGTGTGTGAGTCTAGTGCCAGGAGCCGGAAAGAGTACGATTGAGAAATTTTTTCATTCGGCAGTTGCCGGTTGGTTTCCAAAAGACTACAGCCTATTTTATTCACACAGTGGTGACATTACACGAATGTACTACGATGGAGTATACGACATTGTTACTAATGATGACGATTATGCATGGCATGACATTTTCCCTAATCTATCAGTTACAAGCACGAATGCCAAAATGGAGCAATTCAATATTGGCAAATACAAACCTTTTCCGTCAGTACAATGTACTTCTGTTGGAAGTAAGAATGCCGGAAAAGTCCGTGCAAGTAAATTTTTGCTAGTTGATGATATGATAGGCGGAATTGAGGAAGCCTTAAATCCTACAATACTTGATAAGTTGTGGAATAAATACGCAGTAGACGCAAGACAGCGTAAGACACAAGACACGGACGGAAAGCCGTGTAAAGAAATACATATTGCCACTCGTTGGAGCGTACATGATGTTATCGGACGTATTCAAAACATGTATGTCGGAAATCCAAGAGTCAAAACAATATCGGTTCCTGATGTAGACCCGGTAACAGGCGAAAGCAATTTTGATTATGAGTATGGCGGTTTTACGAAAGAGTTTTTTGCCGACCAACAATTACTCATGGACGAAATCTCTTACCGATGTTTGTATAAACAGGAACCTATCGAGCGTGAGGGCCTATTGTTTCCTGACGATAAAATCCGCAGATACTTTAATCTGCCACATGGCGAACCGGAAATTGTCACAGCCCAATGCGATACAAAAGGAAAAGGCACAGACTATTTTGTTATGCCAATACTGCAAAAATATGGCGAGGACTACTATTGCGTTGATTGCGTGTGTGATAATACGGCGGATTATGAAATGCAGTATGAAAACGCGTCAAACACATTAGTCAATAATCAGGTACAAGAGTGCGAGTTTGAGCGTAATGCCGGTGGTGACAGAGTGGCTATGGAAGTTAATAAGCGAGTTGAAAACAAAGGGTGGATATGCAACATCACTGATGTACCTACAGAGACAAATAAAGAAGCGCGTATTTTTCAGTGTTCTAACTGGATTTTACAACATATTATTTTCAAAGACCAATCGCTTTATAAACCTAACGAGCCGTATGGAGTAATGGTATCACTATTGAAACGATATTCAGTAACAGGCAAAAAACAGCTAGATGATGTTCCTGATGTTTTTTCAAACTTTGCCTTAAGAATGACACAAGGCAGTAGAATAGCAAAGGTTGAAGCAGTACATAATCCGTTCAGAGGAGGGCTTTATTAATGAATACAAAAACTTACTTAAATCAAATTAGCAGATTAGATAAAATGATACAAAATAAGCTGTCTGAGATATACCGGCTTAAGACAATAGCATGTAGCGTTACTGTTTCAACGGACAAAGAGGCAGTTGATGTTTCATCTGACAAAGATAAATTAGGCAGTACAGTAACTAAAATTGTGGACTTGGAAAAAGATACAGACGGACTTGTTGATGAATTTATGAGAAAAAGAAATCATATCATCGGTCAAATTGATAGTATGGAAAATACTGACTATTATCACGTACTCTCAATGAGATATGTTAATCAAAATACTTTTGAAGAAATCGCACAGGCTACAAATTGGAGCATAAGAAAGATATTTACAATCCACGGCAGAGCCTTGCAAGAGTTTGAAAGGCTTTACGGAAAAGAATATCTTGAAAATGTGCAGTAGTGTGCATAGTTTTGCATATATACACTTAAAAAATTGACAGTTATAATATAACTATGAAAAAATCGTAATTCGTTCATTGCGTAAAATCTCTTTTAGAAATGGCACTCACAGATTGTGGGTGCCATTTTTGTGAAGCGAGGGTGACATGAATAATCAGAATATTAATATTGTACCAACAGGAAAACGAAGTGTAATGTGCCCTCGTTGCGGTAAATTGCTAACGTGGGTAAATAAAAGTGACAAGAAACACCACAAAGTAATGTGTACGCACTGCCGTAAATGGATATGGTTTTGGGCGGGCACACAAGAATTTCAGGTTAAAGAGGTTCCACAGAGAACTTCTGCAAGTGGCATGAGGTTTTATTAATGTACAGGTACGCTCATAAAAATGTAAGACCTTTTTCGGCTGTCTGTCAGAATAATTACGGCAGACAAGTTATTTTCACACGTAAAAGGCAAATCACAAAAAACAACATAATCGAAGAACTGAATAAAGCACTTGTGATTCACGAGCAAAACGCTATTGAGATTGAGTATCTTGACAGATACTATCGTGGTGACCAACCGATTTTGTATCGACAGAAAGTGAACCGACCGGAAATAAATAATAAGATTGCTGTAAATCTTGCGTATGAGCTTGTTGAGCGCAAAACCGCAGAGATGTGTGCCGAGCCAATTCAATACGTGCTACGTGGCACTGATAACCATAAATCGGAAGAAATCACACAGCTCAACATCACGATGGATTCAGAAAGCAAACAGGAGTGCGATATAGACATACATCGTTGGAGAAGCATATGCGGTACCGGCTACAGATTTATCGGTAATGACGATGGACAAGGGCAGTTGCTCGATGAAAGTGATTTTTACTTATCGTCTGAAAATCCAATGTATACGTTTGTAGCATACTACTCAAACGGACGTCCGGCATTCTCTTGTCAAATCGGAGAGGACGAGAACGGAGCAGATATTTATTATGTGTTCACCGATAATGAGTGGTTTGATATTCGCAACGACAAAATTTATGCAAGCGGAATAAACGGCAATAGAGCAATTCCGGTGATTGAATATCCAAACAATGCAAGGCGATTATCTGATATCGAAATGACTATTGCAATCACAGACGCTATTAACGTGCTTACATCGGACAGAATTAATGGAGTCGAGCAGTTTGTGTCTGCATGGGTGAAATTCGTTAATTGCGAGATTGACATAGATACATTCAGAAAAATGCGACAAGAGGGAGCGTTGGTAGTTAAATCTAACAATGGTTCAGACAACAAGGCTGATGTTGATGTAATGACGAGCGAACTTAATCAGACAGAGGGGCAAGTGGTATTCACTGACCTTTTTGAAAGATTTTTAAGTATTCAAGGTCTCGCAAATCGTCAGGGCAACACAGGCGGTGACACCGGTTCTGCCGTAGAATTGAGAAACGGACATTATGATGCCGGACTTAGGACGGCTATTAATGAACCTATCCTTAAGAAATCAGAGAGAATGGCACTTAGGCTTATTCTTAACAGGCTGAGAATTAATAAGGGCTTTACGCTTATGCCTAGTGATGTTGAGATACACATTAATCATAATAAGCTGGACAACATGCTTGTTAAGGCAGAAGTACTTGAGATATTACTTAGGTGCGGTATTAACTACAAGAGAGCCGTCAAGACGATTGACATGTTTAGTGACCCTGAACAAGTTACTCTTGAAAGTGCTAAGCGGATGGAAATGTTATTCCCGGAAGAACAGCCGATAACAGCTACACCTAACAACAATAATGATGATAAGAACAATGGAAAGACAGCCGATGAATAATTGGCTGTCAATTTATTTTGGAGCTTGATATGGCAGACGAAATCCACGCACTTAACAAAAATGAAATACAAGACATAGATTATGACACATATTTTGGTGAGATGGATTTATCTGACGAGGAAAAGGAAGATAGAAAAAAACTTGCTGAAAAGTTTGAAAAAATCTTTGTTATGCTATTTGCCTTGTTATCCGGCAAGGAAGAAACAGAGATAACCACTATCACCAAAGAATTTATTATCAGATATGAGAGCATTGCCACGCAGTATTGTAAGGCAAAGAAAACACCCTCATATATTACAGACTATGCTCGGTACATTGTGAATGAGGTAGTTGAGGCTACCACACAAAATACTGAAGTAGAGTATTTTACTTCACAGAAGCGAGCAAAAAATGTAGCTGCGAATGAAGCTAATGCAGTCGGCAATTACAGATTGCAAACTGAAATGGTAAAACAAGGCTACAAAACAAAAGAGTGGCGCTCGAAAGAAGATCCACATGTCAGACCTACACATGCGGATGTTGACAGAAAGAGAATTAATATTTTTGAGCCGTTTGAGGTTGGAAATTCGCTTATGATGTTTCCAAAAGACCACTCTTTAGGGGCACAGGTAAAAGAAATAGCAGGGTGTAGATGCAGTGTTAAATATTACAAATAATGAGCAACTTGTAAGGAAAACTTATAGGTTGCTTTTTATTATACAAAATTTGCAGTTGTGCGTTAAACAACAGAAAAACTCGGCTGGTGCGACCAGCGATAACAAAAGCGTGAGTTACGGAGGTAATTGAAATGACAAGAAATGATGTTTTGAAGCTTTTTCCCGATGCAACGGATGAGCAGATAACAAATCTGCTTAACAAGAGCGGTGAGGAAATGGCAAGAGAGAAAGAGAAAGCCAATCAGTATAAAGCTAAAGCCGACAAAGCTGACGAGCTACAGGCACAGCTTGACGATTTACAAGCGGGCAACATGACGGAGCTTGAAAAGGCAAATAGAGCCTTAGATACAGCCAATCAGCAGATAGCCAAGCTACAGAAAGATAATGCTGTCAGAGATTTACGAGAGAGTGCAATGTCTGATTTTGGCATTACTGCCGAACAGGCAAAGACAGTAGTAAAAGAGGATGGCTCTTTTGACACGACATCACTTGGCAAGATTATTTCCGACATGAAAGCCAATGCGATAGCGGAGTATGAGAAGAATGCACTCAAAGATACTCCTAATCCAAGCAATGGCGGTAACAATAATGAACCCGACTCAAAGCCAGCAGATGTAGCAAATGCAGAACAAATCTCATTCGGTACAGTTGCAAGTACAGAGAGTCAAAACAGCTATGTAATTTAAAACAGGAGGTAGAACGATGGGAAAGCCAATCGTAAGAGACTTTACACAGGGTAAAGGAATTTTAAAATTTTTCCCTTATGAGGGTGCAGCGTGCCTTGTACCACAGACTATGGTAACAAGCACAGATGGAAACGGAATGAAGATTGTACCGGCCGGCACACCATTCCCAAGCAATGACGCAGAGTGCAAGGGTTATCTGTTACACGATGTAGATGTAACAATGGGTGACGCACCTGGAACATATGTATATCAGGGAACTATTGATTGGGAGAAAGTTAAGACACTTTCAATCGCAGATGAAGCTAGAACTGCAACACCTAGAGTTACTTTCTATGGCGCGCCAAAGATTGTAGCAAGTCAGGTCTAAAAGGAGGTAGAAGAACATGGCATTACCATTAGCAGAAGCATTTACAGCGAGAAGCCTCGGTGTAATGTGGGATAACTACAAAAAGACATTAGGAACTGCCCCTTATCTTGGCAGACAGAAATTTGGAACACGTAAACAGGACTCACTCGACCTTAGATTTATCAAGGGTAAGAACGGACTGCCGGTATCACTCAAAGCTTCAAACTTTGATGCACAGGCAGAGTTAAGAGATGTTGGAGGCTTCTCTGACATTCAGAACTCAATGCCATTTTATCGTGAGGGATATATGGTAACAGAGAAAGAGGAACAGGAGTACGACAATTACAGAACTTCTGAGAACTCAAGCCTTGCCAATAACGTATTACGTGAAATCTCAAAGAAACCAATGATGTTAATTGAGGGTGCATTAGTTGTACCGGAGAGACAGATTTGGCAGTTACTTGCACCTACAGATGGTGTACCAAAAGTAAAGGTTGTGCTTGGCGATAAGAACTATGTCGTTGATTACACAGCCGACAATGGCGCAGAGCATAAGGAGAAGCACTTTAAGTCAATTACCGGCACAAGCGCATGGGATAAGCCTACCACATGTGCACCACTCGATGATCTTATCACAGCTCGTAGAGATTTTGCAAAGGCTACAGGCTACTCACTTACACGTTTCACCATGAATACAGAGACTTGGGAAATGGTGCTTAAGGCGGAGGACACAAAGAAACAGGTACTCGGTATTACTGCTTACAATGGCGGTATCAGATTACAGCAAGGACAGGTTACTGAATACCTTAGAGGATATGGTATCGAGATTGAAGTATACGATAAGCTCTATGTTGATGAGTCAGGACAGACACAGTACTTTGTACCAACAGGCATTGTATCTGCGCAGTCTGCCGGAGTATTTCTTGGCGATTACACATTCGGTAAGACTCCGGAGGAAAGAAGCGGAAGTATCACAGACGGAAACCTCTCACTTGTTGAGACCGGTGTATCTGTATACACATATGCTACAAATCATCCTATCAATACTCACTGTATCGTATCTATGATTGGATTACCTACATTCGAGGGTATGGATAGCGTTATGACTCTCAAAGTTAAGGAGGATTAAGACTTATGATAGCAACGCACTCTATAAAGCATGATGGAGTGTGGTATAAAGTCGGAGACGAGGTACCGGAAAGCAATAGCAATTCGGTACCTTCTGATTTTATGAACCCACCTGAAACACCATACACAAAGACAGAAATTAACAGAATGTCAACAGCCGACCTAAAGAAGCTTGCAAGCGAAAACGGCATTGAAAATGCCACAGAAATAAATGGCAGCGACTTGAAGGAAATGTTAATTGAAAAGTTTGGATTATAAGGAGCTTGGCATGGAATACACCACATTAGAACAAGTCAAAATCAGACTTAAACAATTTCATATTGATACAGTCACGAATGATGATGAAACAACATCTGATGTGGTAGTGTTCGACAACAAGGAAGATAACCCACTCATTGAACAGCTCATTAGACAAGCCACGGAAGATGTAAAAGCAAAAAGGTGTTATCCGGACACTTTCACTGATGATGATATAACTGCCGATTTAAAGCAGTTTGAGAATGTCGTTATCAATCTCGCTGTCTACGACCATTCACAAGCTGGTGAGAACTATATGAGCGCATTGAGTGAGGGTGGAGTGAGCCGTACATGGAAAGACAGAGATAAGCTGTTTGTCGGAGTATTTCCTTTTGTCAAAGTGCTATAAGCAAAAGAAGATTGTGCGTTACCATTTTACTAATGTCGGTAAAGTGGTAGCAGGCGGTACACATTAAGTGGTGGTGGGCGGTGTGCCATTATTAATTATGAAAGGCGGTATATCAATGCCAATAGCAGTAATTATAAGCATTATTTCAGTTGCTTTTTCCGTCTTTTTCGGACTGTTTACCTTAGGACTTAATCTTAAGAACAACAAAAAGTCTGACAACGCAGAACTTACGGAGCGTGTAAAGCAAAATACACGCATAAATATGAAGCTTGACACAATATCAAGCAACACAACAGAGATAAAGAATGAAGTCACAGAAATGAGAAGAGAACTTAATTCTCACGATAACAGGATTATTAAGGTTGAGGAAAGTGTAAAGTCAGCACACCACCGAATAGACGGACTGGAAGCACGACTTAATGAAGATAAGGAGGCATAACAGAATGGATATAACATCAGTATCAACAGTAGTTGCAATCGTTGTAATTACATATCTGATAGGTTTAGGAGCCAAAGCAATCCCACATATTAAGGATAATTACATTCCTATAATTGTAGGCGTTGCGGGTGGTATCTTAGGCATTGTAGGTATGTATGTAATACCAGACTTTCCGGCGAATGACATTCTTAATGCAATCGCAGTAGGAATTGTGTCCGGATTATCAAGCACAGGTGTTAATCAGATTTATAAACAGGTAAAGAAAAATGCTTGACATTAATAAACAAGCCATGAAATACGCGCTTCAAGGTCAAACAGTCACAGTCTATGAAAAAGACGAGGACGGAAATCTAAAGTTTTATGAAACAGAGGACGGAGAGAAGATATATTACACCCATGAGGAAACAGGCTTTTCGGAGCCGGTTGATTTTCGGGCGAATATATCGTTTGACGGAGGAGAAGCGCAGAACAAGGAATATGGCTTTAATACGGCTGATTTTGACGCTGTTTTACTGACAGATAGAGGAGGAGAATATCCTTTTAAAAAAGGTGACGTTATTTGGCTTGATAGCGAGCCTACAAATGGCGAAAACGGATTAGTTGATTCAACTTCCGCAGACTTTACGATAGTCGGAGTAAAACCCTCTCTCTATTCAGTTAAATACATGCTCAAAGCAGTTGTGAAAGAAGTGTAATTATGAAGATTGACGTTTCTCTGACAGAAAAATCTATACAAGATGCGATAGACAAGCTTGAAAGATACAAAGACCGCTTACAGGACAAGTGCATAGCGTTTGTCGGAGAGCTTGCTAGTAATGGCATTGCTGTAGCACAAGCAAATACAGGCAATTTCGGGCACTATATTACATTTAGTTACGAAATTAAAGACACAACAGACGGCTGTACAGCTATTATTCTTGCAACAGAAACAGGGCAAATACAAAGTACATGGCAGACGGCAGATGGACTTAAAACAGTTGATGTATCGCCTTTGCTTATGGCTGAATACGGCTCAGGCTGGAAAGCTAAACCGCATTTCAATGATGCAAGAGGCGGTCAAGGTACTTTCCCGGGGCAGACACACGCATTTGATAGCGAGGGTTGGTATTGGAGAGATGAAAGCGGAGAATTACACCATTCATACGGCATTACACCTACAATGCCGATGTATCACGCATTTTTAAAAATGGAAAATGACATCATAGGAACGGCACGGAATTTTTTTAGTTGAGGTGATAAAGTGGCGAGTCAAAATCAATGGGTTTATGACCTTGAAAATCTCACATATGCGATTGTAAAAACCCGATGTGAGAAAAAATTGAAAACTAAATATCCCAAGCTAAAATTCACACGAGAGGAACAGTCGGACAGTGCAGCGGCTAGTTTCCCGACAGTGCTAGTTCAAGCACTCGAACCTATAGAACAGAATGAGGATTTAGAGTGCGAAAGAATAAATACAGTGTTATTTACAGCACAAGTAATTGTTACAACAAATAAAAGCCGTTCAGAAGCCTTGAATGTGGCGCAGACAGTGGCTAATGAATACAAAGCTATGTCATTTAAGCTGACAACAATCCCATTCGCTAGGAAAAACGGCAAAATATGGACAGCAACATTACGTGCTAGGCGGTCATTCGACTGGAATGATAGATTGTAAGAGCCTTTTGGCTCTTATTTTTTTATGAAAAATTAGGAGGTAATAAAAATGGCAACAGGATTAAAAAGCAGAATTGCTTACAAGACACCAACCGCATCCGCCACAAGTGGCGATTACTGGGCTGGAACTTACAAGCTCTTAATAAGGGCAAAATCAATTCCCTCACCATTCGGTTCACAGAACATGGTAGATACTTCAACCCTTGAAGATTTAGTAGAGACACAGGAAATGGGTAGACGTTCAGCCGGTTCTATGGAAGTTGAGGGAGCTTTTGAGAAGAAGTACAAAGACGAGATGGTAACCAATGAGGGTAAGAAACTTGACTTTATCATTCTCTATGGTACAGACGGAAAAGGTTCAGAAGGTATCTGTGCTTTTATCGGTCAGGAGTCATTCGCCCCAGGTGAGGCTTCTGATGACCACTTAACAGGAACTGCGACTGTATCAGTTCAGACAGTGCCTAAGTGGATTGAGGATAACTACGATGTTGCGGTCACAGAGGATGACCAAGGCTACCCAGCAGCAATCACGCTCACAAAAAAATCATGAGCCAATCGAAAAAAGCCGTAGCGGTTGGCTATGATGATAGCACGGCTGACAGCGAACTTGAAGAAACAATATAGTAAGGTAATCGAGGCAGTGTTAAAACTGCCTCTTTCCCTATATAAATTAGGGAGAAAGGGAAAGATAAAATGAAAATTAAATTAGATGGAAAAGAGTATACAGTTAAATTCGGATATGCACCGGTATATAAGAATAAAATTATCCCAAGGCTCGTAGGAATGGAGCAAAAGGGCGAGGGACTTGAAGTCATTGACAACATGCTTGGATTTTTACCGGAGTTTTTGCTCGTGGGCTTGCAAAAGTTTCACGCTGACGAATTTGGCTTTGATTTTGACGATAAAGAAGCAAAAGAGAAGCAATTAGCGAAGATGTATGATTTGCTTGACGATTATCTCGACCCAGAGAATGAAGAGGGTGGAGATATAATGTCGCTCTACAACGATTTGTCGGCTGAAATGGAGAAAAACAGTTTTTTATCAAAGATGCTGGCGAGAGAGGCGCAGACAGCCAAGAAGAAACCAATCAAGAAGTAAAAGAGCTTACATGGGAAGCGTATTGCAACGAAATTCGCCCATATTGGCTTTTAGCAACTAAAGGCTATGGATTTAGCGTTGAGGACATAGACATGTCTTGTCCGGCTGATTTAGAGCCTTATTCAAAGGCTTATATGCTCGAGCAAAGAGAATCTGACTCTAACATGTGGGCTTGGTGGGGCACATACGGATTAAGTGCAACTCTTACAGCTATCGACAGAGCCTTAAATGGCAACAAAGCAAGAGCAAAATACATTGAGAAATCATTAAATGAGCAATACTCAAAAGATAACGAGCCTAAATACAAGGAGTCTAATGAGGAAATTGCCGTATACGAAATGAAGCAACGAATTAACGCATTAAGACAGTCGGGATTACCTGAAAGTCCTGATTAATGAGGTGAAAATATGGCATATAAAGGAATTGACGTATCGTCATATCAAGGAAATATTGATTGGAGTAAGGTTAAGTGGGCTGGGGTGCAATTTGCAATCCTAAAAATAATCCGCAAAGACCTTAATCCGGATAAGACCTTTGAGCAAAACTGGAAAGGCTGTACTGATGTAGGAATGCCGATACAAGGTGTTTACAACTACTCATACGCTACAACAGTAGACAAGGCAAAGACGGATGCGAACAAGGTCATTCAGACGCTTAACGGAAGAAAAACTTTCGTTTGGTTAGATGTTGAAGATAAGTGCCAGCAAGGACTTGGACAGACGCTTATTGACATAATTAACACATATCAGAGTGTTATCAAGAGTGCTGGGCTTAACTTTGGTGTATACACAGGGCTTAGCTTTTACAATCAGTACATTGCGCCATACGCAAATCAGATTAACTGTCCGTTTTGGATTGCGCGCTATCCGTCAACTAAGGGGATGTCTATTGGTGATGAGCCTAATAGTGCAAAGAAGCCTGTTATTCAACATTCTCTGTATGGCTGGCAGTATTCGAGCGCATTTACTTGTAGCGGTCTGAATAACAGCACTGACGCCAACTTATTCTATATTGAGCTTGGCAAGGGCGACGGAATAGAGAATAATCCGGCACCAACAGCAACTCCGACACCAATAGCAACTCCGGCAAAGAATAACGCTTGGAAAGGCAATGAGGAATATTACCTCGACAATGATAATGTAAGAAAATGGCAACATGCTATGAACATCGGATTTGACACAGACGAGCTTAAGGAAGATGGCAAGTTTGGAGTTAATTCACAGAGATTTGCTAAAAATCACAATCTGTGGAGTGATCAGAAGCATAACTGCCCGACGGCCATTAAGTGGTTGAGAAAGACTCTGCATGACAAGTATCATTTTTACAAGCTTGATACTGATTACGGCAAGTGGGCGGATTATCTCACCAAATGTGTCATGGTATTTCAAAAGAATAGGGGCCTTAAGCAAGACGGATATGTTGGATTGATTACAACATACTATCTGCTCAAAGACTAAATACATGAGAGCTACTTTAGGGTAGCTCTCTTTTTTATTACATACAGGGAGGTGAGAAAATGGCAGAGAGCATTGAGCTTCAAATCAAGTCGGACGCGCAACAAGCGACTAAAGCCATAGGCAATTTACAAAGTAAGTTGCAAGGGCTTGGAACTACTCTCAATTCCCTCAATGGTGCAAGCATAAGCAATTTTGCGAGTGGAATGTCACAACTTGCAACATCACTTAGAAGTGTGAGCAGTATTGACACACGTACCTTTAGCAAGATTGCGACTAACATGGAAAAACTCGGCAACCTTGATACTGCAAGACTTGTCAGCTCGGCAAGTGCCTTAAAGAGCATGGCAACAGAATTGTCGGGCTTTGCGAATATCTCAAAGCAATCAGCAGAGATTACACAGCTAACGGCTTCAATATCAAAGCTCGGTTCAAAATCAGCCGGTTATGCTGCGGATAACATCAGAAACCTTGGCAGTGCTTTGAAAGAGGTAATGACAACATTATCTAACGCACCGAGAGTCAACAGTAACATTATTCAAATGACTAACGCACTTGCTAATCTGTCGCAGCAAGGCGCAAAAGTTGGTTCGGCTAGTAGGTCGCTCATAACAGGCTTTTCAAACACAACTAAGTCAATTAAGAGTACAAGAAGTGGATTCAGGGGCTTAGCTTCAACTATCGGTAAGTTTTATGCAACTTATTGGATGGTTATGCGAGCTGTAGGAAAAATAGGCAGTGCAGTTGATTTAGCAAGCCAACTAACCGAGGTTCAAAACGTAGTAGATACCACGTTTGGTGACATGGCAAGCAAAGTTGATGATTTTACAAAAACATCAATTCAAGACTTCGGAATGTCAGAGCTGACAGTTAAGCAAATATCAAGCCGTTTCCAAGCGTTAGGTACCTCTATAGGTATTTCATCAGAACAAGTGGCAAATGGTACGGCAGTGGCGAATAAAGCTCTTATGAGCCAAAATAACACGCTATACAAGACTACAGACAGTATGGCTGATATGTCACTTAATCTTACAAGGTTAGCTGGTGACATGGCTTCATTCTACGATGTAGACCAAGCTGATGTTGCAAAGAGCTTACAATCCATTTTTTCGGGAACAATAGCACCTTTGAGGAGATACGGACTTGATTTAACGCAAGCCACACTTTCAGAGTGGGCTATGAAAAACGGACTTGACGCAAATATCAAGTCAATGACACAAGCCGAAAAGGTACTCTTAAGGTACAACTATGTCATGGCAAATACACAAGCTGCGCAAGGTGATTTCGCTAAGACCGCGAACACCTGGGCTAACAGTGTAAGAGTCCTTAAGCAAGAGTTTCAAGCATGGGGCAGTATCATAGGTAGCGTAGTAATCAATGCTCTAAAACCATTTGTTCAAGCCTTAAGCAAAGTAATGCTCAAGGTTATCAGCTTTACAAGAACTGTAGCTGACGCACTCGGAGCAATCTTCGGATGGACTATCGAGATAAGCGGTCGCGGTGCCACGGCTGACGGCATGGAGGACATAGCTGACGGAGTTGGCGATATTGGCGATAATGCTGATAGTTCCAACAAGAAAGCACAAAAACTGAAAAAGACACTGCTTAGCATAGATGAGATACACGCACTTGACGATAACAGCGATAGTGGCAGTGGTGGCGGTTCAGGCAGTGGCGGTTCAGGTAGCGGTGGAGCTGGCGGTGGCGTTGATAGCTCACTGAAAAAGACCGATGGACTACTCGAAAAATACAAATCATCAATCAAAGATTTATACTCACTCGGAAAGTACATCGGTGACGCTCTTGCGAGTGCTATGGAGAGCATTGATTGGAAGAAGATTTATCAGAAAGCTGACAATTTCGGAAAAGGACTTGCAGACTTCCTTAATGGTTTAATCAGCCCAAGGCTCTTTTACGATTTAGGTGCAACAATAGCCGGTTCACTGAACACAGCTTTGCATTTTCTCAATTCATTCGGCACAACATTCGACTGGACTAATTTTGGCTTGTCGATTGCTAATGGCATTAATGGATTTTTTGAGAATTTTGATTTTGCTTTATTGGGGCAGACTATATCAGCATGGGCGAAAGGGATATTCTCAACTCTAACAGCAGCAGTAGAGAACACAAATTGGGCTGAAATTGGTACTCAAATAGGCACATTTTTTGCAAATATTGACTGGGTGGGAGTTTTTCAAGATGTTCACGAGCTTGTCAATGGACTTGCAGAGGGCATTATAACAGGGCTTGCAAACTGGTTTAAAGAGGACCCTTTGAGTGCAACAATCGTAGCCGGTTTTGCTCTTGCAAAATTAACAGGAATAGACGGAAAAGTTGGCGCACTATTATCGTCAAAACTATCAAGCGTTTCTGCAAAAGTCGGATTAGTCCTTGCAGCAGATGGTGTTTCACTGTTTTTTAACTCAAAAGGAACTGATGTTAATTCCATTGTTTCACCTTTAATGACAGGACTTGGAGCTAAACTACTCGGTGCTTCATGGCAAATATCCGTATCCGTAGCCATAGTGCTTGCCGCCGCAAACATAGGCTTGGCAGTGGGAAATTGGATAGCCGGAACAGATGTCACTTGGGGTGATATTTTCAAAAACCTAAGTGATACAAGTTGGTGGACTGATTTATTGACATATATTTCGGGAGATTTGGCAAAGTTTGGTGGAAACCTTGTAACAGATGTAAATAACTGGCTAGTAGACTTCATAAACGGAATTATTACAAAGTTAAATAAACTGCCTTTTGTAGAATTGCCACTTATAAGTGAAAGCGCAAAGGTAACGAAAGATGATGTTAAGAAATATGGAGAGGAAGTAGACCAAGCCGTACAGGATATGCAGAATGGTGTCGGACAAAGCGTAGGAAAAACGAACGAGCATATTTCGGGAGCCGGACGCAAACTTGACGAATACAGGAAAAAGACAAAAGACGATACAAGCGACATTAGTTCGTCTCACAAAACCGCAAGCGATAGTGTAAAAAACTCTCTAAACGGTACAAATTCGGCAATAGACGGCACCAAAAATAAAATGGGAGAACTTGAAAGCAAGTCAAGTACAAGCACAACCAATTCAAAGGGTGTGTTTAACGGACTTGCAAACGCACTAGGACAAGCATTTAGCAATATAAACTCCGGCATAGACGGAACTAAAGGCAAAATGGGAGAGATGGAGAATAAGTCAAGTACAAGCTCGACAAATTCTCAAAGTGCTTTCTCAAGGCTTAAAAACGGACTTTTGGGATTCCTTGCCTCAATAAACAACTCTATTAATGGCAACAAGGCAAAAATGGGGGAAATGCAAGACAAGGCAAACTCGAGCACAAATGGCGCTAAAAGCTCATTTTCAGATTTTGCAGCTAAAGCCAGTAGGTCACTCGCAAACACAAACAATTCCATGAGTGGAACAGAAAGGAAGATGAATAATCTGCCTAGTGTTTGGCGAGGAATTAGTTTACCGAGCATAACGGCAAAAATTAAAATCCCTCACCTGTCAGTAAGTTGGGAAGATTTTGGAAAATTCAGTTTACCGAAAATATCTATTAGATATTATCGCCAAGGCGGTTTCCCAAAGGGCGAGGACGGAATGTTTTTAGCAAACCATAATGAGATGATAGGTAAATTCTCAAATGGCAAAAACGTGGTAGCAAATAACCAACAAATCACAGAGGGAATTAAACAAGCTGTCATGGAGGGCATGGCACAAGTAATGATGAACTCTAATGCCGGTGGAAACTCTGCACCACCTATCATTGAAAATGTGTTTAAGTGTGACAGCGAAACACTTTATCGCATGACACAGGTAGGCAAGGCAAAGCACGGACAACGATATATTGTAGCAAATGAATTTGGATAAGACACTCACCCTTGCGTGGGTGTCTTTTTATGAGGTGACATATGGCGATGATATTAGTAGACGGAGTGGAATTACCTACTCCGTCAAGCTTTGAATGGGGCTTGATTGATGTGTCTGCAAGCGATAGTGGACGTACACAGGACGGCAAAATGCACAAGAATAGAATAGCGCAGAAACGGCAACTTAAATTGTCGTGGAATGGTACAGACAAGGCTAGGACAGCAAAGATACTTCAAATGGTAAATCCGGAATATATCAGAGTAACATATCCTGACGCTATGAGCGGAACTGATGAAACACGTACATTCTATGTGGGTGACAGAACCGCACCTATCAAGATATGGACTGTTGGTAATAAGAGGTATGAGGTATTAAGCTTTCCTCTCATAGAAGAATAAGGCGGTGATTAAATGCTAAACGTATCAGCTAAATGGCAAAGGGCAGTAATGCTTGACAATGATATAAACGTAAATTGCTTTGCCGACATAGTTACAACTAATGGTGAAAAAATTCCTGTTAGTGATAGCGAGCTGTGGGCAAATGACTTCGAGGTTAATGATTCAACATCAAGCAATGGTACTTTCACAATCGGGGCTTTGATTGCCGGAAAATTGAAAATTAAGCTGAATAACATTTACGAAGATTACAGTAAATATGATTTTGATAAGGCAAGCGTAATAGCATATGTTTCAAAAAGCTTTTCTGATGGCACAAGTGAAAAGCTAAAAATCGGTGAGTATAGAGTCAGCGAGACGAGCTATGACGGCTCACTCATAACGCTTACTTGCCTTGACAATATTAATAATTTCAATCGTGAGTACGACAGCAATTTAAGCTACCCTACGACAGCGTATGAGGCAGTCAGAGACGCTTGCATTAAGTGCGATGTACCTTTTACTATGGCAAGATTTGACAACTCTGATTACGTGATTAACGAGATACCAAGCGATAATCAAAAACTCACATATGGACAGGTGATAGCTTACATCTTACAGTTGAGCGGATTATGGGGCAAGTGCGGTCACGATGGCGAATTGCTTATCGGATGGTATGATATGAGCCAGTTTGGGAGCCAAAATTACAATGGTGGAACTTTTAGCACGAAAACTACACCATACTCTGACGGAGATAGTGTTGATGGTGGAACATTTAAGTATTCTGACGGAGATAGTGCCGATGGCGGAACATTTACAGAAACAAGAAATTACCACAATATTTACACGCAAAAAGACTTGAATGTTGCGACTGATGATGTTGTTATCACCGGGGTAAAGGTAACAGTAACCTCAAAAGAGGATAAGGCAAAAGATGTTAATACACTTGCCGGAAAAGAGGGATATGTAGTCTCAATCTCTGATAATCCGTTTATTTCGGCAGACAAGGCACAGACAGTTGCAAACTATATTTTCAAAAAAATCGGTGGCATGAGGTTCAGGCCTCTTGACGCTACACTCTTGTCAAACCCACTGATTGAGAGCGGAGATGTGGCACTTGTGACAGACCGCAAGCAGAATACCTATAGCTGTTTTATTTCTAACCGAACATTTACAGTTGGAAGTGGCACTAAAATTTCGTGTGATGCCGAAAATGCTTCAAGAAATAGTGCTGATAAATTCAGTAGTGAGACAAAGGCTGTCGTACAAGCTAGAAAAGTTGCGCAGACACAACTAAGTGCATATGACAAGCAAATGCAATTGCTGACACAGCTAATGTCCCAATCGCTTGGACTCTTTAAGACTGAACAAGTGCAAGAGGATGGCTCAATTATTTACATTATGCACAATAAAGCCGACCTTAAATCGAGCAATATACAGTGGAAAATGACAGCTAATGGCATGGCTGTATCAAATGATTACGGCAAGACATGGAAAGCAGGAGTTGACAAAGACGGAAACGCTATTTTCAATATCATGTCAGCTATTGGCATTAATTTCGATTGGGCGCATGGTGGAACACTCACTTTGGGTGGTGAGAATAACGTAAACGGCAAGCAGTATGTCAAAGACACAAACGGAAAGGCACTTGTCACCCTTGACAATAAAGGCTTGACACTTGATAGCAGTGTGAAAATTGCTTGGGATAATGTGGCTGACACTACTGCTAAAGTCACTCAGATAACCAAAGACACAGTGACTACAAGCTATGTAAACGCACTTGACGTTAAGGCAGGAAGTGTTGATGCCGAAAATATTACCGGAACGACAATAAATGGTAAAAATATTGTTGGTAATTCATCAATATCGCTTACTGGCGGAAGCGTGTCTGATACTAAATTTAAAATCGAGTCAACAAACAACGTGGGGACAAAATTTAGATTAGAAAGCAACGGTGGCGTTTTTAGAATGTATAAAAATGACGAAGCCGTAATATCACTATATGGACCATTTGGAAGCATTGGTGCAAAAATACTAAATGCAGCAAGCTATATGGAATCGCCAAAATTTAGAGAAAGCGATGGAGGATACGCGATGTGTGGCGACACGACAGGGCATACATATCACTGCGACTGGGATGGTAGTGCCTTGAGCTTCCAAGTCGATGATACTTGGGTATGGAGTTCATCAGATAAACGTTTAAAAAAGAATATTAAAGCAATTAATCAAGATTATATTGATGCAGTAGGTTCAGTTGATTTATTCCAATACAATCTTAATAGACAAGGATATTCAGACAAGCCGTTATATTTTGGAGCAATGGCACAGGATATAATCGAGAATCTTAAAGATAAAGGACATGTCAATGAAAATCTCAATATGATTTTCCAAAACAAAGCAACATCGGATGATGATACACTGTACTATGGCATGAACTATGAACAATTTCTAATCTTAAGGCTTGCCGGAGACGAACAGAAGATTGATAAAATGCAAAAACGCATAGATGAATTGGAAGATAAGTTTTCAAGATTGTGTCAGAAATTAGGCATTGATAAAAGCGAGGTGTAACTTATGGCAATTCAAATGAGACGAGGGGCATACGCACAGTTCGACCCCTCAAAAATGAAAGCCGGAGAATGGGCGGTATCGACAGACTCCGACACGAAAAAACAGCAGATATGGATGTGTTTCGCGCCCGGAACAGTTAAGCGAATGGGAACTGTTGAGGATTTTGACGTTGAAATTCAAAGACTTATTCAGAGCTATCTTGACGGCATAACTCAATCCGTATCACAGGCTCAAAAATCAGCACAAACTGCGACAGAAAAAGCTACCTCGGCAAGCAATTCTGCTTCACAGGCTCAAAAATCAGCACAGACTGCTTCACAAAAAGCAAACGAGGTCGCCCAAGCTTCGGGAAAGATTGATACGGCCGTAAGTCAAGCAAACGCAGCTACAAAGGCTGCAAATGAAGCCGCGCAAAGAGCAGAACAACAAGCCGGACTTGTCGAGCAGAAAGCAAACGGAAGAGGCATTACCTTTTCCGTGACAAGTGCCGGATTACTTAATGTGAGCAAGGAGGACTAATATGAGTGGAATAGACATTATATCAGATACAACAGGGCAAGCAATTGTTGAAAGCATTAAAGCCCTTGGCACAAAATTAAGCGAGGGAAGAGTCATTTATGGTGTTCACATCAATGGTGCGGATAGTAACCCAAAAACAAGAGTCAGATATTTAGTGGATGCAGTAGGCATGACTCCGGCAAGCATGAATTTCACAAGTGGAACTTTTGATTATGGCTCATGGGCGAATGCCTTTTTTATGCCAAAACCATGTATGCTTAAAACGAATGGACAGGTTGACTATTATCTCAATGAAAACGACTTGGCTAAAAAAGTAGACGGCAGTGCGTCGGATATAGCAAACATTGATTACGATGGAAATGCTATGATGGAGTGGGGAAATGGCACAGACATTATATGGTGGAAAATTGAACCCGACAAAGGCAATCCAAACAGTGCAAGCCTTTATGTTGCTAACTATCAAGCTGATAAAGATTTTAAAAATCTGAATTTTATCGACATTAACGGCAATGAAAAATCTCATTTTTATACACCGATTTATAATGGCTCGCTTGACAGCAACAATAAGCTACGCTCAATAAGCGGTCAAACAGTTATCAAATCAAAAACAGCCAATCAAGAAATGACATATGCAAGAGCTAATGGTACAGGCTATGAAATCGAGCAGTACGTTGACAGGCTCTTGCTTAATATTTTACTTATCATCATGGGAAAATCTACCGACACACAAGATGTATTCGGACGAGGCATGAGCGAAAATGCCAGTGATGAAAACTTATTGCTTAAGACCGGCACAATGAATAGCAAAGGCTTATTTTGGGGCGAAAATGCCGGAAAAGCCGGAGTTAAAGTATTCGGTATGGAGAATTATTATGGCAATCAGTGGCGAAGAACAGTTGGGCTTATCCTTGCTAATGGTACGGCAAAGGTTAAATTATCCCCATCCGTAAAAGACGGAAGTAGTGCAACCAACTACAACACTGACGGAACAGGATATATTGAGATACCTAATTCAACTCCTAGTGGTACAAGTGGTGGATATATCAAAGATATGCTATATACGGCATTAGGCATGTTCCCAACATCAATTACAGGCTCATCATCGACCTATTATCCTGATGGTTGTTGGTTTAACATTGCAATTATAGCCTTTGCTCTTTTCGGTGGCTACCTGGGCGACGGCCGCCGTTGCGGCACGTTTTTCGTGTTCTTGAGCGACGTGGCTGGTTTTGCGGGGTGGCACGTCGGGGCTTCTCTTTCCTACAAATAACTTGCAACAGGGAAGAGGGAATTTCTGCCTAAGCAGAAAGGGAGAAACCGCGTTTCTCCTAAGAAAATTTGTAACTATAAACGTGTGTAGTTAATTTTATATAAGGGATTTAGTCTGCGCCTTTGCTCTTTTCGGTGGCAACCTGAACAACGGCCGCCATTGCGGCACGTTTTACGTGAACTTGAACAACGAGGCTGGTAATGCGAGGTGGAACATCGGGGCTTCTGTACCTATCATTCATGGAATAAAATGAATGCAGACTAAATTCCGTACCCCTTGGTAAAAATTAACTCGATGCAAGCTACTGCTAGTAGTAGGATATGGTCGAACGTGGTAGAGAGGATAGGAAGAGAATACGTATGAGAACATACAGAAATCTATATGCTGAATTTATTTCAGACGAAAATATAATACTTGCAATTAAGAATTTCTCTAAGGGTAAAAAGAGAAGAAACAAGGTTAGGAAAATTTTAGCAGACCTTGATACATACATACCCAAAATTAGAGAATATGCGATTAACTTCACACCTTTTGAGCATAAGCCCAAAGAAATATATGACGGAATATCACGAAAGAAACGTAAGATAGTAATACCGACAGTTATGGAGTCAATAGTACATCACATGATAGTAAACGTGCTTAAGCCCATGTTTAACAAGGGAATGTATGAGCATAGTTATGGCTCGGTTCCTAAGCGTGGCGGTGCGTATGGCAAGAAATGTATATGCAAATGGATAAGGCAAGGCGGTAAGACCATTAAATATTGTTATAAGCTTGATGTGAAGCAATTTTACGCTAGTATTCCACAGGATAAATTAATTGAAAAGCTTAAATCTAAAATCAAAGATTTTAAATTCATGCGGATTGTTGAAAATGTTATATACTGCGTGCCGAATGGCTTACCACTTGGCTTTTATACCTCTGTATGGTTTGCTAACTGGTATTTAAGTGAGCTTGACCATGAAATCAAATCACTCGGTATCGAACTGAAATATGCACGCTATGTTGACGATATGGCTATATTTTGCGCAAGCAAAAAGAAATTGCACCAGGTAAAAGCCGTGATTGACAACAGGCTTGCAGAATTAGGGCTGATAGTCAAGGTGAACTGGCAGATATTTCGTTTTCACTATTTGCCCCGAAATCCATATGTCGGCAAGAACGGAAAGCCAGCAACATATGGCAGACCACTTGATTTTATGGGATATAAATTCTATAGGAATAGAACTACCTTAAGAAAAACAATCCTTAAGAAAATAAGAGCTAAGGCAGTTAGAATATGGCAAAAAACAAAGGTTACAATATTTGACTCAAAACAAATGGTTTCTGCTCTTGCGTGGATTAAAAATTGCGATATTTACGATTATTACAGGGAACATATTAAACCATTTATAGATTTCGGAAAACTAAAACACAAAATTTCAACAGTAGACAGAAAGGCAAGGTGTATTGAATATGACAGAATACAAGCTCGTAGAGAGTATGCAATCGGACAAGCCGCTTGACATTGACACAACATCTTCTCCGAATATCGTTTATCAGCGAAAAAACATTAAATCGGTTGAAGCAACAGGGAGTGAGGACGATTTTACTTACAAGCCTAAGCACTGGGAGTACGAGGAGCGCGAGCTGACACAGGAAGAATACTCGCAGTATCTTATTGCTATGGAACAGGCAAAAGAGATTAACGAGCACTCTGACGAGGAAGCAATAGACAACTATACAAGGCAGTTAATGGATGAGGGGGTGCTTTAATATGAGAATTTTAGTCGAAAGCCTTAAAAGGCTATATGAGAGTGACAGAGTAACCAAAGAAGAACTACTCGACAGGGTAGCAAGCGGTAAAATATCGCAAGAGGAATATGAGTACATTACTTCACAATTAGAATAAAAAAGGAGAGGGAAACCTCTCCATAGTTCAATGAAAAATAAAATCAAGCCACATCAGCGCAGAAGCAACAATGCCAAAGATAGAACCGCCATGATTGCGTGGAATTTCATTCTTAGATGCTAAATCAATTATTCCGAGAATAATTGAAGCAATAGAGCAACACACAAAAATTAAGCCAAACATAGCAATAAAAAGGTCATTGTTCACCGGAAAGAATCCTATTTTTGTTGCAATAAACATTATAAGCGGAACGGCTATGAGAATGCCACTTGTGAAGCTTGCCGTTGAATTTTGCTTAACGAATGGCTCATCTTTTTGGCACAGCTCTACATAATATTTGGCTGTTTCAAATGAAACCAAAGTCCTTTGCGATATTTCATTGCAAGCCATGCCTAAGTTGCCATTATAATGTTTGATTATATCATTAACATTGATTTTTTGACCATTGATGACGTAGGAATCGCATTTATTTGTTTTTGCCATATTAACATCTCCTTTTGTAGTTCTTTTTTGCTATTCTATTCTTTACAGTCCATATTGTCAATATTCGACAAAATAAAACACTTTAAAGTGCTACAGTGATGATGTTCTCAAATAAGAGAACTCTTCAAGTTTCGGTAGGACGGTGGATTTTTCTGCCGTCCTTATTGACGTTTAAGAACAAATGTTCTATAATTGATGTATCGGAGGTAGTATTGTATGGAATATAAGGAAGAAATAAAGGAATTAATTGATAGCATTGAAAATGAAAAACTACTCGACTTTTTGCTAGGCTTCATAAAGTCGGCAATTAAGCGGTGGGGATAAAAAATAGAGGTAGGAAAAACCTACCTCTGCAAAGCATTTATCTGAAACGATTACCACAATTCAAACAGATAAACTCGTCAACGGCATATCCGCTTCTTGCCTTTTTCACAACCTTTTCTTTTTTATTAACAAGTGTAAAAGGTCGGAGCGGATTTAGATTTGCTGTGTACCTAGTTTTCGTCTTTTCGGGGCGAGAACCATAAATTTGTTGACCGGCATATTGAAAATGTGTCGAGCCACAATATGGACAACACTTCTGTCCTTGTTCATTATACGTGGTATTTCCATTATTACTACTATCTATATCTGCTAATTTTTCAAGTAAAACAATCAATCCCACAAGCATAATCACTAAAAGTATTACATACATAATAAATCCCCCTTATTTTAAATTTCTCAAAATCTGCATTATAGCTTTTTGACTATCTTCTGATAGCTTTGAGTATAACTCTATAAGCTCGGTATATGTGTCTGATAGCTCGGAGCTTGGGGCAGATGTCTTTATACTGTCCATTAAATATCCGGGGCTTAAATCAAGCACACCACATATCAATTCTACTGTGTCCATGTCAGGCTTGGACTTATCTTTTTCCCAATCACTAATTGAATTATGCTTTGCATTTATTAATTCTGCAAGTTGTCTTTGAGTGTAGTGTTTAGAAATCCTTGCAGTTTTTATTTTCTCGCCAAAAGTCATATATGAATACCTCCTTTCTAATATTGATAATAGTATAAAAGTTTCGGGTAGTCAAGAAAAAAATTTCGGATAAACCGAAAAAAGTTCTTGACATTCGGATAAACCGAAACTATAATACAGTTGTTCGGTAAAACCGAAACAAAGCAGAAAGGAGAAAAGAATATGTGCGTAGGACAGAAAATCAAAACTTACTTAGAGGATAACGGCATTACACAGACTTTTGTTGCCAGCAAGACAGGTATTCCTGTTCAGAAGTTGAATTTATCACTCAATGGCAACAGAAGATTAGACTTCAACGAGTATGAGCTAATCTGCGGAGCGTTATCAGTTGGTGCGGATAAGTTTTTGGAGCCAAAGACTTTAGAGGGAAAGGAGTAGGAATGTCGAAAATCGAAATCAGACAGGTTGAGGGCGAAAAGATTTTTACAGAAATCTGCATTGATGGTCACAAAATAGACGGAGTGAGAAGCTATGAATTGAAACAAGACAAAGCTGGATTTCCCGTACTAACAATTGACCTAAATGCATTTGATATTGCCACGGACTTGCGAACACTACAGTTGAATCAAAAATATGTAGGCAATATTGAGAGTATCAGATTTAAAGATGGATATGAGGCTCATTTTGGCTCTCATGTTTCAGAGAGCCAATAGGAACTATTTGTTGAGATTTTGAAGAATAGAGCATTGTTTAGGATTGCGACAACAACCAAACGACATTGCATATTGACAGACCAACCGACCATTCTCAAGACTTTGTTTTTCTAAGTCGGAAGTATCTATCATTTTAATCTCAACTTGATAATCCTTGTTCTGCTTATTGCAGAAACCGGTAAGAATCATAAGCGACCCACCTCCTTATTAAAAGATAGGGAGATTATACCACAGAAAGGAGAAAACATGAACGATTTACAAATTTTCAATAATGAAGAGTTTGGAGAAGTCCGAATGATAGAAATTGACGGAAAGCCATATTTTGTAGCAACAGATGTGGCAACCGCACTTGGGTATGCGACACCGAGAGATGCAGTTTCTAGGCATTGCAAGGGAGTCGTGAAACGCGACACCCCTACATCTAGTGGAGTGCAATCTATGTCATACATAAATGAGGGAGATTTATACCGACTCATTATGAAATCAAAATTGCCTAGCGCAGAGAAATTTGAGCGGTGGGTAATGGATGAGGTACTTCCGTCAATCAGAAAAACAGGCAGTTATGGTATGCCAAAGACAACAGGCGGTCAGATACAGCTTTTGGCACAGGGCTACACAGAATTAGAGCAGAAAGTAAACGACATCAAAGATGATGTGAGCGAGCTTAAGGAAAATGTACCACTTTACAGTTGCGATATTGACGAGATACAACAGCATGTTAAGCGCAGAGTTGTAAATATCCTTGGTGGCAAGCAGAGCGAAGCATACAGGGATAATAGTATCAGACATAAGACTTTTTCTGATATATGGACACAGTTAAAGCGTGAGTATGGTTGCGTATCTACTTATAAGAGTATCAAGAGGAAATATATAGACGATGTGCATGAGTTCATTGATTGCTATGTCGTGCCTAAGTATCTTGATGAGCTTATTCATGACGCAAACGCTCAACAGAGCTTTGCATAGTGAGGTGATTGTATGAGAAAAAGAACTTTAAAAGAAAAGTTTTACACCGGCTGTGGCTATTCGATTTTCGGAGCATTAGCATTTGCATTTTTCCTTGGATTATCGGTGGCATACGGAATTAAGACAGCGAGTATTATCGTTGGGGCAATCGTAACAGTCTTTTGGCTGATACTGATTGCAATATGTCTCATAGAGGAGGGCGAACCGCATGAGAAGAAAAAGGATATTGATGTTATCGACTTTAATAATTGGAACTATGACCTTAAAGCCAATAGCAGCGAAAGCAGATAGCAAAGTTGAGCTGACAGCCGGTGTTACTTCCTATTTAAATAGCGTAATGCTAGGGAAGATTGAGCCGACAGTAGTTCAGAATGAGCCGGTTGTAGTTGAACAGACCTATGAAGAGCCAACAGTTCCAACTTGCCGTAAGAAATACAGTTGTAGCCGATTTAGGAAACTAGGACGAGTCAGATATGGCAATTACACTTATACGTGGTACTCACAGAGAGTGTTACCTGGAGGCGGTTTGAATATTCCGGGCAGACATTTAAATGAGCATGGGCTTGTAGTTGATGAAAACGAGTATGTAGTAATTGCAAGTGATGATTTACCACATGGAGTTGTGGTTGATACTCCTGTCGGCATACAAGGAATTGTATATGACGAAGGGAGCGGAAATGGAAATCTTGACATCTACTGCGATTGGTAGTCAATTGAAACGTCAGAGTGCTAACGATTACCTACAAGAACTATATCGAGCTAAACGGCACAAAAACAAATCATTTGACTTTCAAGCGTTATTAGATAAAGAAATGGAGAAGCTAAATGAGCGACAATGTAAGAAGGATTAGGCTGGGTGATACAAGATACCGATTGAAGCCATTAACAAGAGAGGAGAAGCTATTGCTCAATAAGGCTCATTACGTGCCGAGTGAGTGGCTTTTTGTATCGGAGTCGGACTCATACTTAAGAGTAGTTAAGAAATCAAGCCTACACGGAAATTTGATTTTAAAAACCATAAACAAATAGAAAGAGAGGAAACGCAATGAAGATTACACATGTATTTGCGCAGAATTTTTGTAAATTCTATGGCAAAAACACATTAGACGCAGATTTTTCAACGAAAACTGTGTTGTCCGGTCAGAATGAAGTCGGCAAATCGACAGTTAAGAGAATTATTCTTGATGTGCTGAATTGTCACGATGAGAATGACAGAGAGATTACAGGCATAAGACCACATGATGAAAACGGAGTCGAGATTGACGATGTTGACATTGTAAGAGCTGTTACCTTTGAGATTGACGGAAAAGCAAAGACTCTGAAAAAAGTTACGAGGCAGAAACGCAATAAAAAGGGTGAGATTACAGGAAGTGTTACTGATTATTCAATCAATGATGTGCCGTATAAAATGGCAGACTACAATCAGTACATCAATGACAACATGGCGGAACTTGGAGTATTGCCACTTTGCTTAAATGCCATGACGTTGCTCAACAAGTCACAGGCAGAGCAGAGATTAGCACTTGCAAGCTATTTCGGTACACGTACCGATGAAGAAATCTGCGATATGTTTCCGCAATTTGCCGAGCTTAAGCCGATGTTTGACGATGGGGATGTAGACCAGCTCAAAAAAGTATGCCGTGGCAAGCTAAACGGCACAGGCGGTAGGAATGGCAGTAAAGGACTTGTTAAGGAAAGAGACGAAATCTCAACAAGGATTGATACAATTCATTCTACCAATGAGTATACAGACCTCGCAGAGCTTGAATTGCAAAAGAAAACCTATGAGCCACAGCTTAAGGAAATTGAAGATAAGCTATCCGACTACAATAAGATTTTAGAGGACAAGCAGAAAGCTACAGAGGACATTATGAACCTTAAATTTGAGCTTTCAGACATGGAAAGAAAAGCTAATGCTGACAATCAGAAAAAGCGCATGGAACTACAGTTACAGATTGACGGCTTCGATGTTTCAATCCGCAAAACAGAGTCAATGATAAGAGCCGGAAAGACTAGCATTAAAACCTCTGAAAGAGAGAGTGAAGATTGCGCAAGAGACTTAGCAAAGGTACGTGCTGATTGGAAAAAAGCAAAGGCGCTTTCCTTTGATGAAAGCAGTGTTAATTGTCCGATGTGCGGTCAGAGATTGCCGGAAGATACAATAGAGAGTTTGAGAACTGATTTTAGTGATAAAAAATTGAAGAAGCTTAAAGAGCTTGAGGATAAGGGCAATTCATTATTAAGTGTCAGCAAGAAACTTAAACAGGCTATTGAGGACAAGAAGAAAGAAATAGCTGACCTTGAAGCAGAACTCAAGGAGCTGACAGAAAAGCGTGATACTGTTGCTGACGAGTTTGAACGTGATAACATCGCTAAAGAGCTTGGAATGGTGCCTACTGATGTTGACATGACAGGTAACAGTGAGTATCAGGCACTTAAGGCTACAATCGAGGAAAAAGAGAAAGCCCTTGCCGATGAAAATGATACATCGGAGCTTATCAGAAAGCTCAAAAACGAGCGAAACGAACTGTTAAGGCAAGCGTCATCGACTAATGCGAGGATTGAGCTTGGTGTGGCAAACAACAAGCGTATAGACGATAGCATAGCAGACCTTGAAGATAAGAGAAAAGACCTCAATCAAGAGATAGCTGATTGGGAGAGAAAACTTGATTTGCTGAAAGAGTTTACACGTAAGAAAAACGAACTCTTACAGGCTGACGTTAATAAGTATCTGAATTTTGCTACAGCAAAGCTTTTCAGACCGCTCTTAAATGGCGATACCGAGGAGTGCTGCGACTTTGTTTACAATGGAGAAGCATATGCAAGAAATCTCAATCATGGTGCAAGAGTGTTAGTTGAGGTTGACGTGTGCCGGGCTTTTCAGAAAGTGGCAAACGTTAATTTTCCAATTATTATTGATGATACAGAGAGCGTTGACGATTGGAGAATACCACAGATTGATAACCAATTGATTATGTTAAAGCATACACAGGACAAAGAGCTTGTGATTGAAAATATGGAGGCATAGAAATGATTAAAGCAAAAAACGGAGAAGTTACATTTAGAGGTACAAAAAACAATATTATAGCAGAGGCGGTTACTGTTTTACATGCGCTCAAAGAGGAACTTTCAGAGGAAGAGTACAAAATGGTAATTAGACTTGCTGATAAAAGCAGGGAGCAGTTAAGCGACGAAGCCAAGAAAATGAGAGAAGAAACCGAGAGAATGAAAGAAGAACTCAAAAAGTTACTTGGATTATAGGAGGTATAGAAATGAGCATCAAGAAAAGAAATTATTACATGGGCGGTAAGAAACATACCGTGGAGCTTAAGTATGACGGATATATGTATACAGTTATATCTGACGGAGTTTTATTCAAGCAGACACCTAATGAACTGTTTGCGGTTCAGGTTTTCAATGAGATTTAGGAGGATTAATTATGGCAGAGAATACAGCAGTTGCGGAAAAGAAAGAAGCTGAAAGCAGAGAGCTTGTAGCAAAAGATTTTACAGAGGGAATGGTTGTAAAAATTAAGCAGAAAGAGAAATTCGGCTTAACATTTCCTAAAGATTACAACTATACAAATGAGCTTATGTCGGCAATGCTTATCTTACAGGACACACAGGATATGAATAAGAAGCCTGTATTACAGAGCTGCACAAGGGCAAGTATCGAAAATGCACTTATTGAAATGGTAACAGACGGATTATCAATAAGAAAGAAGCAGTGTTACCCTGTCGCTTATGCGGGCAAATTAAGCTGTCAGCCGTCTGTTTATGGCGCAACTTGTCTTGCTAGAAGATATGGGCTTAAAGACATTAATGCATCAGTTATTTATAAAGGGGATGTATTCAAGTACCACAAGGAGGATGCAAAGACAATTATTGATTGCCACGAACAGAGCTTTGAGAATATCGACAATGACAAGATTGTTGGTGCTTATGCGGTAGCGATTATGGGAAATGGTGAGAAGATTACAGAAGTTATGACTATGGCGCAGATAAAGACCGCTTGGAAACAGGGATACGGATATAAGGAGACCGGAAACGGAGTTCATCAGAAATTCGCAGACCAAATGGCTATGAAAACTGTTAAAAATAGACTTCTCAAAGCTATCAACAATACTCATAGCGGTTTTGGTAAAGAAGATGATTACGAGGAAATCAGCCACGAAGAAATGCTCGAACAAGATGTTGCCTACGATATTGAGCAGAATGCAAACACAGTAGATTTTGACGAGGACAACATAATTGATGTAGAGCCGACCGACACAGCCGACAAGCGGTCAGAGGAGCTGCCGCCATTCATGCAGAGCGAGGAGGACTGATATGAGAGTAATTTCACAGCATGGCAATGTTGATTTGCCTTATGAGCAGTTAGTTGTGTGTCACGCAATGGAGAGCGTTATAGCACTATACAATGGAGAGAAATACGTATTAGGCGAGTACTCTTCCAAGGAGAAATCGTATAAGGCTATGGAAATGCTTAGAAAAGTGTATGAAAATAATGTGTTTTATCATTGCACAGCCAGTTCAAAGCGTTTTGAAGAAGTGCAGAGTATTTTGAGTGAGGAACAATTTTGGAAAGCTACAGCAGAGTACTTTCAGTTCCCACAGGATGATGAAATCGAGGTGTGAGTATGCTAATCAATTCAAATAAAGAAAGTGTAACCGAACATGTCAAATTCATAAGCTACACAGGCAAGTATCCCAATTTATGTTATGGAGATTTGACACTCGAAATTGACGGAGAAAAAGTAATATTCGGGAGTATGTATGACAACAAAATGAATAAACGTAAAGGTGTATATCCTATATTTTGGCACTCCGGCGGATATATTAGAAATTATGAAGCCTATAAAAGAGAATGGCAAATAGATGTATCTGAAATACCCGAAGAATACCGCAAGTATGCAAGCGAAATAGACGAGGTATTTACTATTAATGTGCCTTATGGCTGTTGCGGAGGTTGTATATGAAGATTATTAAAGGTAAAGAAAAAGAATACAAGGATTGGTATGACAAGAATAGTGACGGATACAGCAGAGCTTGCTTCACTTATGCTGAAAGGTGGGCTGAACTGTTAGAAGCAGAAATTGACAAGAGCAATGATGTTATGAAGTGCTTTGTTGATAATGCAGACAGATTGAGCCGTGAAGCAGACACAGAGGGCATAACAGGATTTATGTACGGCTGTGCAGTTAGTATTCTTTCGCAGTGCTGGGAATACGGAGAGTATTTGAGAAAATGGCACAATAAAGAGTATGACTATGACGGAAAAGGTGTTGTTAATCCAGCGCTTATGAGGATAAGCAAATGAAACTTAAATGTTTAGGCTCATCGTCAGCCGGAAATTGCTATCTGCTAACTTCCAACAGTGGAGAAACACTTATCCTTGATTGTGGGATACCGATTAAGGAGATTAAAAAAGGCTTAGATTGGAACATTAAAGATGTTGTGGGTGTGTTATGCACCCATAAACACCTTGACCACAGCAAGTCAGTAAACAATTTTAAGGCTATAGGAATACCGATTTATGCACCATATTTGAAGATTGATTATATGTCAATGAATATGGGTGGATTTACAGTAAAACCCTTTGATTTAACAACAATAGACGGAAGTTGGACACATACAGACGCAAACGGCGAACCTTGTCCGATATTCGGATTTCTGATTACACACCCCGAAATGGGGAAAATGCTTTACATAACGGATTGTGAGGTTGTCAAGTGGAGGTTTAGAGATATAAACCACATTCTCTTAGGTGTGAATTATGACAAGGATTTAATTGACAGGGATAACACAGGCAAAGCTAATCACGTTTTCAGAGGTCACTTAAGTATTGACACAGCTTGCGATTTTGTTAAAGCAAATTATTCAGACAGCTTGCAGAACGTCATTATGTGCCATTTATCAAGTGAAAATTCTGATAGTGATAGTTTTATCGAGAAGATGAAAAAAGTCGCTTGTGGGGCGAATGTGGATGTTGCGGAGCGCAATAAGGAATGGTTACTTGCTAATCCTAATGAGTGCCCTTTTTAGAAAGGAGATAATGACTATGAATTTCAAATGGAGTGAGGAGGAAGTTCTTTTATTAAAAGATAAATATTCTTGCTCAACAAATGATGAATTAATCGCCTTATTTCCTAATAAAACATTTTTGGCAATCTATAAAAAAGCTTATTCGCTTAACTTAAAGAGAGATGAAGAAATTAAGTTTTTGAACAGGTCAAAGGCTAAAAGTGGTAAAAATGCTAGTAATTGGAATGGCGGTGTTAGGAGAACAAGCAAAGGATATATACAAATATTAATGCCGGAACATAAAAGAGCAGATAAAGGCGGGTACGTTATGGAACATATCGTAGTTTATGAAAAAGCCACAGGAATAGAAGTGCCACGAAATTGTTGCATACATCATTTGAACGGGATAAAAAATGATAACAGAATTGAAAATTTATGTATGATGACAAATTCAGCACACACAATATATCATCATACAGGGCAAAAAAGAAGTGAAGAAACTAGAAAACGAATTTCAGAAAGCAAGAGGAAAAAATATGAATAAAGTGATAATTTCGGGGAGAGTTGTTAGGGATGCTGATGTTAGATATTCACAGACAGCAAACGGAAGTATGGCGGTAGCAAGGTATACATTAGCTGTTGACAGAACTTTTAAGAAAGAGGGCGAACAGGCAGCAGACTTTATTAGCTGTATCGCATTTGGCAAGAATGGAGAATTTGCAGAGAAGTATTTGCACCAAGGAACTAAGATTATCGTTGAGGGCAGATGGCAGACAGGCAACTACACTAACAAGGATGGACGAAAAATCTACACTAATGATTGCGTAGTTGAAAGACACGAATTTTGTGAAAGCCGTGCCAATCAACAGAACAATAGTAATGGAATTATAGGTAGAAACAGTCCGAGTGCTGATTCAGATTCCTTCATGTCAATTCCTGATGGTATTGACGAGGAATTACCATTTAACTAATTCACTAAAGATAACAAAACAATTAAATATTATGAAAGGAGCAAGAGGTTTGTGCGCACATTAAAACTGGTTTTACTCCGATCGAAAAATGGAACAGAGGAATGTAAATATTTTCAATGATGATTGCTTAAACATTATTAAGAAGATTCCAAACGAAAGCATTGACTTAATAGCGACAGACCCACCATATCCAACAACATCGAGAGGAAGTGCTGGAAACAGTGGTGGAATGTTGCAAAAGGAAATAAATAAAAAAGGAATAGTATTTACGCACAATAACATTGACTGCTCGGAATATGCATCAGAGTTTTACAGAATACTTAAAGATGGTAGTCATTGTTATGTTATGACTAATCATGTCAATCTTATACACATGCTAAACGCTTTTACTGATTTAAGAACCGATAAGGAAAAAGAGCAAGGGCTTAAAACTTATGGATTCCATTTTATTAAATCGTTGATATGGGATAAGGGAAACAAAATAATGGGTCAGTATTATATGTCACAATTTGAATACATTTTGTTTTTCCGAAAAGGAAAAGGAGTAAAAATAAACAACTGCGGAACAAGTGATATATTGTCTATCCCAAATAAAAAGAAAAAGGATGCAAGTGGGAATAATCTACATGACACAGAAAAACCTGCTGAACTAATGAAAATATTGATTGAAAATTCTTCGGATAAAGGGCAAGTTGTTTTAGACCCTTTTATGGGGATAGGAAGCACAGGAATTGCTTGTATAAAAGCAGATAGAAAATTTATCGGAATTGAATTAGACCCACATTATTTTGAAATTGCAAAGAAAGAAATGCTTGTGTTTGAGAAAGATAACCAGATGAGCATAACCGATTTCATATAAAGAAAGGAATGATACCGTGTTTTTATTACTAGCGTTTGTATTTATGGTTTTAAGTTGGATTTTTGCGTTAAAATGCGACAAGTTTAATATCAAGAAAGACATTGTATGGCTTGTATTGTCAATCTTATTTGGATTTTTAGATGTTTTATTTTGTGCATTACATTTTATTTTGTAAAGGAATAGGAGTGTGAACCGATTGAGTAATATGCGACAAATATATGCAATCAAAAGCAAAAACAGAAAGCGGATATTAGAAGTTTGCCCTGATATGAAGCGTGAGAGTGGCATTTATTTTTACACTAGGACCGATGAAAACGGAATATCGTACTTTTATATCGGTCAAAGCGTAGATTGCTTAGAACGTAGTATATCGCACTTGACAGGCTATCAGCATATAGATTTATCAATCAAGAAAAGAGGATTTTATAGTGAAAAAAATCCTTATGGCTGGAAGTTGAATGTTATGTACTATCCAAAAGATAAGCTTGACGAAATGGAGCAATATTGGATTTTGGAATACACAAAAAGAGGTTATCAGTGCAGATATAACAAAACCGCTGGCGGTCAAGGAGAGGGCAAAGAAAAGATAAATGAATTTAAGCCCTCTAAAGGCTACAGAGACGGCATACAACAAGGCAAAAAGGTGTTAGCGAGGGAATTATCCTCTATCGCAGAAAAACATCTTATAATCTGCTTAAAGCCGGAAAAAGAACATAATAAGGTATCGCAGAAACAGTATGAGAAGTTTATGGATTTATTAAAGGAGGGTGAAAGCGATTGAATAAGCCTATATTAGATGTTTGCTGTGGAAGTAAGATGTTTTATTTTGATAAAGAAAATCCTAATGTATGCTTTATGGATTGTAGAGAGTTAGAAGATACTCTTTGTGATGGCCGTAAATTAAAAATAAAGCCGGATATAGTAGCAGATTTTCGGAACATTCCATTTGATGATAATACGTTTTCCATGGTTGTTTTTGACCCACCGCATTTGTTAAAAGTTGGTGAAAAATCTTGGTTGGCCAAGAAATACGGAAAGCTATCTGATACTTGGCCACAGGATTTAAAACAAGGATTCGATGAATGTATGAGAGTTCTGAAACCATGCGGAACATTGATTTTTAAATGGAACGAACAGCAAATAAAATTATCGGAAGTTTTAAAATGTTTTAGCAGAAAGCCTATATTTGGGAACAAAAGAGCAGATACGCATTGGATTGTATTTATGAAAGTGGGTGAAAGTGAATGACAAAAGCGGAAGAATATTTAAACAAGGCGAAAGAAAAATACGCAGAGGGAGAACAATACAAAAACATTGCCCGTCAATGTTTTGAAAGTTGTAGGGAATATAAGCTTGAATACAGGATAGAAAGCGTAAATAGGGTTTTGGATTTTATTCGCAGTGAATACAGAGCGGGCAGAATTTGTGACCTTGAAGGACTATTGTGTCACTGCCAAAACAAGTTGAATGGTAACATTGACGGAACAGAATTAACGTTAGATAAAGGTAAACCTTTTGAGATATTGAAAGTGGGTGATTCAGAATGAGGAAAGCGTACAGATGTGATATTTGTGGCAAATTTTGTAGCGATTGTTATCAAATAACAGGTTTTGATATTTACCCTAGCGATTACGCAAAAAGAGACTATCCCGATGTTAATGAAAAGACAGTGATAAGTGACTTATGCGAAGATTGTTACAACGATATCAAGAGCTACATTCACGATAAGATATTTGAAAGAGCCAAAAAGCATATAAAGGGTTTAATTAACTAAAACTCAAAGAAAGTAGGTGATTCGGAATGAGCGGTGGAAGTTGGAATTATTTGTTTTGCAAAGATATTGACGAGCTTATGAATGGTTCGTCAACAGAATTATTGCAAGATATGGTTGATAGATTGAATAGTGCAGGTTTTAAAGATGTGGCTAAAGATACACAGAGACTAGTTGAGTATATCAAGTCGGCAAGTATACGAATAGAAACACTTTTTGAAGCACTTAGTCCTGTATTTAAAGCTGTTGAATGGTTTGATAGCGGAGATTGGGGCGAAGAAACTTTGAATAATGAGATATTGAAATATAGAAATGCTAGGCTTGATAATTATAACAAGGGTGTTGATGACACTATAAAATTCATTAAAGAAAAATATGCCTTTACAATCTTGGAAGAAGAAGAGATTGAAGAGATAGCCGAACGGCTGAAAAGAGCGAAGCAGAATGAAGATTTTAAGCAAGAAGAAATGTGAAGAAATTCTGAAAAGAATTACTGCAAATGAAATTATTCAGGCAGAGTACGGACTGCGTGATATGGAAGCGGAAACAAGGGCAACGGAAAATAGAGCAGAGATAGCTTTTATTGTCAGTGGTTTCAAGGGTATTAACAAGGTGCAGAACACATTGAGAAAAAGATATAACAATATAAACCACGAGGAAAAAGATTAAAATATATCAACCGAAACTTGAAGAAAATAGGAGATTAAAAATGGCAGAACGTAGAATGTTTGCTAAGAAAATAACTGAAAGTGACGCTTTTCTCGATATGCCGAGCAGTACTCAAATGCTTTACTTTCACCTATCCATGAATGCTGACGATGATGGATTTGTTAATAATCCTAAGAAAATACAGCGAATGTGTGGCGCTTCCGATGATGATTTTAAACTATTGCTTGCAAAGTCGTTTGTGCTCTTATTTGAAAGTGGTGTAATTGTGATTAAGCATTGGAAAATGCACAATTACATACAGGCTGACAGATACAGACCTACTGATTATGTTGAAGAAAAATCAATGTTGGGGTTAAAGAAAAATAAGGCATATACGCTTGATGTAAACAAAATGGATACAAAATGTATACAAGATGTATCCGTAGGTAAGGAAAGTATAGGTAAGGTAAGTATAGATAAGAATAGTATAGTTAAGGATAGTAAAGATGAGGATATAAAAGAAAAGGATATTGATAAATCAATATCTAAAAAGAAAACTGTCTACTATCCTGATGATGCAATGCTAGAGAGTGCTTTTCAGGAATATCTGACAATGCGAAAGAAAATCAAGAAGCCAATATGCACCGACATGGCATTACACCGAGCTATGAACACTATTGAGAGACTTTCAAAGGGCGATAACGATTTGGCAGTTAAAATTCTTAATCAGTCAGTAGACCATTGTTGGCAAGGACTGTTTGCGCTGAAAGATAATGAGCCACATTCAGCTAACAAAGGTGCTATTGATTGGGATAATGTGTAAAGGAGTGATGAAGAATGAGTGATTTAATCAGCAAAAGTGAAACAATAGACTTACTGTACCAAGTATTTGAAAAACATAGTATGGCAACCGATAAAAATGATTTCTTAGGTGGATTTGGAGCAGAACTATTTAAGAATATAAAAGCAATGCCTACCGCCTATTCAGTTGACAAGGGAGATATGAAACATAATCTTGCTGAAATGTATGCTAAAAATATGGTTGATTATGGAGTTGATGTAACTAAAGCATGGCAAACAGTAGTACAACAATCATGCGCTTTAGAAAAAGCATATATCCGTGGTAGACAATACGAAGCAGATAGGTTTATCAAATTGAGAAAAGAACACAATGATGGTTGGATTCCTTGCAGTGAGAGGTTGCCGGAAGCAGGAAAAAGATATTTAGTATCAGCTATTTGGAAAGATAAAGATTTTGAAAAATCTGCTGTATATGATGCAGTATACGGAAGTGACGGATTGTGGCATTCATACAATTATGAACCTGTATCTTATAAAGTTATCGCTTGGCAACCATTACCAGAACCATATAAGGAGCGTGATTGATATGACGATTGATGAAGCAATAGAATGTGAAAGAAATCATAAATTATATCCTGAATACCATGAGAAGATTGCAGAGTGGCTAGAAGAACTGAAAGAAATGCGAAATAATCAAGGGCAAATTGCAGATTTTTGGTATCAAGAAGGTATAAGCAGAGAATCAAAACTGATTTTTGATAAAATCGAAGAAATAAAAAATAGATATGATAGCGAAGATTTTGCAATAATAGGTATTTTGATTAAGATACAAGAAATTGCATTGGAAATTGCAGAACATCTAAAGGTGGGTGGCGATTCTTGACAAGAGACGAGACAATTAAAATTATCCGCATAATGTGTGATTGCTACCCCAATTACAAGCCGAGCAATTTATCCGAGACTGTAGATGTGTGGAATATGATGTTGGAAGAATACAGTTACAGCCAAATATCTACAGCATTGAAAGCTTACGTGCATTCCGATACAAGCGGTTTTGCACCGAGCATCGGACAGTTAATTAACAAACTGCATGAGGTTCAATCCCCACAGGAGCTTAACGAAATGGAAGCATGGTTCCTTGTTAGCAGGGCACTGCGAAATGGCTATTATGGTGCAGTTGAAGAATTTAACAAGCTACCACCACTCGTACAAAAGGCTGTCGGGAGTCCTGATAATCTTAGAAACTGGGCACTGACGGACAGCAAGAGTATTGAAAACGTAGTACAGTCGAACTTTATGAGAACTTATAGGGTAGTTGTTAATCGAGCAAAGGAATATCAAAAAATGCCAAAGGATATACAGGCATTAATTGAAAGTACTAATAGAAGCTCGTATTCGGCTCAAATCGGCTCTAAAAATCAACAGACGATAAAATTATCGCTTGAAGATAATAAAAGCCAAAATAAGCCAATTAAAGGCATTCCAATGCCAAAAGAAATTAAGGAACGTATCGAGCAGATGAAAAGATAGGAGGAAAAGAGGTTTGTGCGCACAATTAAAGCCGGCTTTACTCCTAGCGAAAAATGATAAAAGACAAGTATTCAAGGCAAAGATATGAAGTACGAAAAGCCAGTAACCTTTGTGTGCTTTGTGGAAAACCACTTGATAGAGAAGGTGTGGTTTGCACGGCATGTAACAGCAAACGCACAGCATATGGCAGAGAGCTTTATAAAAAATTACAGGCAGTTGGTGTTTGCCCTAGATGTGGCAAGAACTTGCTGTATGGTGACGAAAAAAGCTGTATTGAGTGTAGGGCGAAATCAGCCGAATCCATGTCAAAGATACGTGCTAATGATGTTGAAAAATACAATGAGCGACAAAAAGCATGGCGAAAAGCGCGATACGAAAAAGACAAGAAAAATGGCATATGCACACGCTGTCGCAAAAGGAAAGCAGACCCGGGGCATACCACTTGCACATTTTGCCGGGAAACAATGAGAAGAGCACACGTTAAAATGCCTGAAAGAACCGGCAGATATGAACAAGGATTATGTTTCTTCTGCGATAATCCTGTAAAGCCCGGATATAAGGTCTGTGAAATGCACTATCAGAAGAACGTTAAGAATGCAACTTGCGAAAAGGCAAACTTGGCACGGCAGAAGATAAAAGAAAGGAGTCCACAATGGATTCCTTGAAAGATTTTTACGATTTTTACCGACCACTGCAAAGGAAATATGACTTGCGAATGTGCTACAAAACAAATAGCAAGGAAGCAAAAATAACTATCCGGTGGCGTGGTAAAGAGATTGTAAAAGTCACAGAAGAAACTACAGAAGCCTGTTTTATCAGGGCAAAACGAGAACTTGAAGAAAGAATGAAAAAATATGAGCAACAAACTGAAACCAAAGAAAAAGCACAAAGAGCCGGATTTTACATGGACAAAATCCGAAAAAGTTACGCTGAGAAGCAGTAATAACCGCAGAAAGCTCGTAAGGCGGTCTTTCACAGACTTTATGGACTTAGGCTACTATGTACTGTATTTGCACCACGGATTTGGAAATAAGCGCATTGTAAGGCTTGAAAGAACCATAAATGAGTACCTTGACAGGGCACAGAGCGAAAATGAAATGAAAACTGAAACGCTTGCTGAACTTTTGAAAGTCAGATATGGCATTGATGTACAGAAAGAGATTAATTTAATCCCGATGCAACAGTTGATTAGGATTTATCAGAGAAATAATCCATTAACGATAAACGATACAAGACAGCTTTTAAATGACACGGCATACAGCTACATGGCTTTAGCGTGTACGGCGCTTAAGCTGATGTTTAAATTGTCGGTTAGGGAAATTAAAGAGTTTATCGCAGAATTTAGGGACTTAATCGACACGTTGTATAAATTTAATCAATTCGGTCTGACATTACCAAAGGTGGCACAATGCCTTGCAAAGTGGGGGACACAGTTTATCATGTTGTGCAAGGAAGAATCGTTGAGGTTTCTAATGTTGATTTGTTTTTCTTATTGTTATCAGTTGCCGAGAATAGGTTTAATAATTCAGTATTCCTCACAAAATCAGAAGCCGAAGCGAAACTGAAAGAATTGAGAGGTGTAGAATGACAATTAGTGAGTTTTTCAAAGAGAAATATTCAGCAAGAAAAGATAAAGACAACATGTATGGTGTTGGCATGAGTGATGCCGAATTCCGGCACTTCATCATTGAGTATTTGTTACCGGACGGCTGGTGTGTCTCAGACCCACTCGGACAGTCACAAATCAATGAGATTGCCATTTATGAAATTCTTGAAAAACATTCTAAGAAATTCAGAAAAGAGCACAAGAAATATTTAAAAGAATTGAGAGGTGGAGAATAATGTGTAGTAGCAAACAAATAAAAGAGCTTGCGGAATGTAATGCTGTTTACGAGTTTGAAAAGACAGTAAATATGTATGGTAAGGAGTATATAAGATACTATTATAACAAATTGGCTGAATTGAATGGCAGTATTAATAGCACTTGTAACTGCCAGCACAACAGCAATTCAAGAGATAATGAGCCTTGTCGCAGATGCGATGGCAGACAGACTAATGCCGACAGAATAAGGAATATGTCGGATGAAGAGTTAGCGAGTGTACTATTTAGTGGTTGCATTGATTCTATGGATTTGGAAGAGTGCCCTTATGCTAGTGAAAGTGAACTCGATAACAATAAAATTAGAAAAATATGTAAAAAATGCACACTTGACTGGCTTCAATCAGAAGCAGAATAGGAGAGAATATGAAGTATATAAGTAATGCAAAATATGGAAAGCCGGTTGAAACAGGAACTTGCTACAGAAGTGAAAATGAAAAATTAAAAATATGCATTCACACAATTTACGGTTGCGGGGAAACGTTATATATGAATTGTCGAAAGCTATGTATTGTAGACAGGAAATTAAATAGTACATCTGTAATGAGTGCGATAAGCGAAGCTCAATCATTGGTGAAACAAGAGCTTGATTTACTTAGTAAGGAACTTAATACCATATTGAATAGTGAGATTGAAATATCAAGGTATTAGAATAGGAGAGAACATGGAAAATAGATATTTATCCAAGGCAAAAAGGCTTGATAACGGAGAATGGGTACAAGGATATTATGTAAAAGGTTTAGATGTGTATGACAAAGAAGTTCATCTAATATTTGAACCTAAATGCACTTTGCCCCAACATTACAACAGTTGAGGGCGGAGGTACGCAACAGATTAAGGTGTGTGAAAGTCAAATAGTTGCTATGCGTGGCAGAAATCCCGATAATCCGTCAGATAGAACTGCGGGAAGTCTAACAGAGCAGAGATTAGAGGTGAATATGCAAGGTACAAGTAATTGCTTAACGAGTGTGCAGAAAGATAATTTATTGCATGAAAATAATATCCAAAAAGTCGGTCAAATATCAAGCAACGGTTCCCAATGTGGCACAGTTATTTCTGATAACGGCATATCGGCTAATCTCGAAGCCGGAACACACGGATATGCGAATAGCCATATTGCCACACAATATCGTATTAGAAAACTAACCCCTAGAGAGTGCGGACGGCTGATGGGTGTATCTGATGAAGATATTGACAAAATGGCAGCAGTCAACAGTAATACGCAGCTATATAAGCAATTTGGAAACAGTATTGTCGTAGATGTTATGTGTGCTATGTTTAAAAATCTGAATATCAAGCAAGGAGATAACAATGAAACACTACAAACCAATTAAATGTGTAGTCTGTAGCGAGATATTTACACCGACCGCAGCTAACCAAAATACGTGTTGCGAAGCACATAGACAGCAGAGAGCTACGGAATTAAGAAAAATCAGAGAAAAGAAAAGGCTTAAAAGAAAGCCTATCAAGAAAAACAAACTTGCGGAAATCTGCGAGCTTGCCAAGAGTAAGGGTATGAGCTACGGACAATATATGGCAGAGCAATATAAAAAGGAAGTGATGATAAAATGAACAGCAGAACTATAAGTGATATAGAGCCGATTGAAAGACAATGCGTATATGAGGACAACAAGCCGTGCAATACCTCATGCCGATACTCGAATACTTGTATACACAGTGCAAACAAAACCGAAGAATAGGAGATAGGTCTATGAAGTTTTCAAAGCTGACTAGACCGGAACTTGAAGAAATTTTGAAAAATGCCAATTTCACCAATGAGGAAGCGGAAGTTTTTGAGTTACTAGTTGCTGACAAAAGCCTTGAAGAGGTATCACAGAGACTATTAATTTCAAAAACGACCACTTCCCGGAGAGTGGCAGACATTAAAGAAAAGATAGAAAGGAGTCAGGCGATGATCAACAAAGTGCCAATATGGGAAAAAGTAACGCTAACGATTGATGAAGCTGCGGAATACAGTAACATCGGAGTGAACAAGCTCCGAGAAATAACAAACAACCCAAGGTGCCAATTTGTTATGTATGTCGGAAAGAGACGATTAATCAAGCGAAAAGAGTTTGAAAAGTATATCGCAGAGACGATAGAGATATAATCAAATGTGGACTTATGTAGCCTTATGTGATATTATAATAAATTGCATAAGGCTTTTTCCATAAGTGAAAGGAGCGAAAATTTAATATGGGAAAGGACTTGAAAGGTAAAGAACTAGGCAGAGGCATTAGTCAGAGAAAAGACAAATACTATGTCGGCAGATACACGACAAGGAATGGAAAGCGAGTGCAGAAATTATTTGCAAAACTACAAGAGTGTAAAAAGTGGCTTGCCGATGAGCAGTACACTGATGAACACAGCAACCCTGACTTTCCGTCTGACATGTTGGTTGATGCATGGTTTGAGTACTGGATAAGCGTTAAGAAGCGCACAGTAAGACCGAACACGTTAAGAAACTACACTGAGAGATACAATCGCAACATAAAGCCTGTTATCGGAAATAAGATACTGCGAGAGGTTAATACGCTCCACTGTCAAAAGATAATGACTAATATGGCTGACGAGGATTACAGAACGGCAACGATATATCAGACACGCATAGCGCTATACAACATGCTTGACTATGCATATCAAAGCGAGATTATTCCCAAAAATCCGTGCAACCGCATGGTAAAATCCGACATCGGTAAGGAGTCCTCAAAGAAAGAAGCATTGACGATTGAAAATCAGAAAAAATTCTGTGAAGCCATCAAAGGCACATCATATGAGTATCAATACAGATTTGCCTTGCAGACCGGATTAAGGACAGGTGAGCTTGTGGGGCTTAAATGGGAAGATGTAGACTTCAAAGCCAAAACAATCAAAATCGTCAGGAGCTTAGAGTACAGGCATTCAACAGGTGAATGGAGAGAGGGTCCGCCTAAGAGCAAATCGGGATATAGGACAATTCCACTCACTGATGAGGCTGTATCGCTGCTGAAATTGCAGAAAGCTAAAAATGCTTCATTCAAATTTATTGACATTCAATGGAGAGACAGAGTGTTTTTGTGCAAGACCGGAGCACCGGTGAAAAACAGCACATATGATACCGGAATTTACAAAGCGTGTGACAGAGCACGCATACCGAGATTTTCAATGCACGTATTAAGGCACACATTCGCAACAAGATGTATTGAAGCCGGTATGACTCCGAAAACCCTGCAGACGATACTAGGACACTCGAACATAGGTATCACGATGAACCTTTACGTTCACACAACAGACGAGCAAAAGAACTTAGAAATGGACAGAGTAGCAGAAGCACTCAAAGTAATATAAAATAATCAAAAATATAGTATAACCAATCAAATTGGTACAGAATTGGTACATAAATCAAAAATAGAAAGGCAAAAATCCCTTAAACAATGGGTTTTTGGGTAGGTAAAATCAAAAATGAAATTAGGAATCGT